TAAACTCACAAATCGAATCAATAAACTTCAACCTGCAATCTTTTCTTTTAAGGCTGGTGTAATATCCCATAGGATAGACAGGCCTTCCGAATGGGGTGGAGAAGGAACGGCATATGTTAAGCCGTACATGCGGCCCTACGCAATCGAACTGGAACGCACACACAATGGCGCGTGCATTGTCCGGCTCCACAAGTTGAAGTGGAATGGCACGGTGTGGAAACTTGCGGAAACGGCGGCTCTGACTGTAGGGGATGCTATAGAACTGGCAAAGCACTTTATTGCGGTGGTTAATCAGAACTGGCAGGAAGTGGGGTTGCGTATTGCGCAGGAAGCAGGGGCGGTGGACTTCATGGTTGACGGTAGCCTCACCTATATGCGCTTCCGATTCCTCACGCCCGATAAGGAATCCATGAATAAACTTAACTCCATAAAGGTTCGCAAGATAGCGGAACGTTTCTTCCTCCCCTGCATGGTGAAGTTTACGAGCAACAAATGGCACGATGAATTGAATCTGGAAACCGTGAAGCTCGTACTCCGTTGAACCCTTAGAAACCTCACATAGCTCTATAGTATGACCTCCGAAAAAGAATCTAATGTCGTCATCCTCCGCAAGAACTGTCTCCACCACATCGGGCGAGCCGATAGGCTTCATGCCTTGTGGAGCATCGTGGAGCACCTGCATTCGGTAGTGGACATTGTTGCCTTCGTAAGTGCGCTGGTTTGTTTAGGATACCTCCTTGCCACTGGTGAACTTCTCGTATCGTACCTTACATGGTGCGTCATCATCACGGGCTGGTTTGTCTTCCAGCTACTGGTAGAATGGGGCATTGACATCATACGCCGACGCCTAAAGCGGCATCAGCTGGAAGCAAATCGCCTCGCCCGTTGCCTTGAAGATATGGGACTCACTCGACCTATCTTCTAATTAGAAACCTCAAAGCACGCTGGAAATTATTATGGAGAATTTTGACCTAATACTTAGCCAAGCAGAAACCACAACTGGAAGGAAGCCGTACCCCGATAAGCCGAAAGAGCAGGACCCTCTTGCAATCAGCTTCAAAATATCTAGTCGGAAAAAGCGGATGCTACTTTGTCTTCAACAAACAATATCATCAAAGACTGGAGAAAACATCTTCCCGGTACGAACCTATAGGTTGCCCTACTCTATGGTTGTCAAGGATATATACATTTATCTGTGCGGGTATGACCCGGATAACGTGACCTTCGTAATCGCTCGTGACGGCATCTTCCTTTACCTTGAATCCAGTGAGGATGGGTATCCAACTATTCGCTGGAAACTGGATATTTAGAAACCCCACATCGCTCTACAAAAACAAAACAGATATGAAACCTATTGCACTCGCTCAACAAATCATGCTCCTTCATTCTTGGGCACAGGATAATAATGGTCGTACCGGAAAACTTGGAAGCCCTATGGTTCTTCCTGCCCATGTCAAGGGAGAGTTCTATATTCCCCGGAACCCGGAGGATAATATTCTCCAATCTGAACAGACCAAATTCCAGATTGAATCCTTCGGTATTGGGGAGGTATTCACGTCAGGCATCTTCTTTGCGGTTAGGACACTCTACGACCCAAATGCCTATGAGGATAGAACGGTGCGCATCCTTCGTCTCAACTACCATAAGGTGAAGCGCGGAGAAAACCATGATTATGCGACCCTATTTTCCTACCATAATTTTTACGCCGTTAGGTATAGCAAAACCCTTTACGACGCTATGTTTAAGGCCCGCCCATCTCTTGCCCGCTCCGTTAAATTGGGTCGTATATTTCCTACGGAGCCGGGTGCGGAGATTCTGTCCATGACGCCTGACCACATGGTGCTTAACATGAGCACGCTATCTAAGGATGAAATCCTCTCACTCCACAAAGGTTCCTTCCAATGCAATTTGAGAGTTTAACCCGACAATTTCTTGCACTCCTTCAGGTTTCCCGTTTAACTCGGAAGATAATGCAGGAACAAAAAGAACAATACGAACGAAATCCAAAAAGTTATAACCACTTCTATCAAGAATATGTTAGAACCCAAAATATCAGAAAGAAATATGGACGAAGTAATTAAAGTTGGAGACTACGTTGTCACTGAAAACAGAGAAGTAGGACAAGTAACCGAAGTCAACCGTCGGTCCTACACTATTAAAGTCTTGAATTCTTTTCCACCGAAGGAATGGTTTTGCCGCCATGACCAAGCAAGGAAATGCTACCCTGCACCTCTTCGGAAGTTTAAGGAGGGGGACGTGGTAATTTGTAGAGACCTAAAAGGGGGATTGGATTGTACAGGAGGACGAGGCGGGTTCCGTTCTTATTTGTATTAAGAATGAAATTACGGGAGATATGAAAGCAGTAAGCCCAGCCAACCTCCTTCTCATCGGGCCAATAGACCTGCATCCTCGGTTCCACGTCGTTGAAGGAGTTCTCTGGGACACTATTGAAAACCTCCCCCACTCCCTCTGCCCCTCGTGGGAGGGAACTACCAAAATCACTCATCTCTGTAACATCATGAACGCCATTGATAGGGACGTACCGAAAAAGCTTGACAAGGAATAAAACCCAGATACTATTATCCCCACATGAATACCACAGAACCAAACGAATTGAGCCTCGATAATATTCAGGAAGAGGTAGCCCGCATTCTCGCCGAACCGAAGTCTGTCATGTTGAAGGAAAGACTGCAACGGGAGTGGGATGCAGTCCCTGCCTTCAACCTACCCAGCGACGCGCCTGCGGATGCGGTTGCCGAGAAAGCTCTTGAACTGGGGGACTACGCCGCCAACATCTTTGATATTGAACCCCCGCCGTTGGTGGGAGTTCAGTTCATCATGGCAGAAGTCGCCGAGAACCTCGTCACTGTGAAGGAATACATTGCCTTTATGCAGGAGCTTGAGAACCCCGGCAAGGCGTGCAATATCTTTACAGATTCCCACGTCATGATTAAGGCACTCGTCCTCTTCATGGCCATTCACCTCTTGGTAGCGTATGCCAGTCAGAACGACCCGGACCGCATTGATGAAGAGAAGGGAGGCATCTCCGCATTCCGTCTCTTCTCCGTGGCGAGCAATGTAATTTCCATGAACCTGATGGAACAGTCTACTCTTACCTTCGTAGATAAGTCGGAGCTTGCCGAGAAGGAAGCTAACGCCCGTAAAATTATTCTGCCCCACGAAGCATAAAGCAATGGAAATGACTAGAGAACAGGAGAAATATCGTAAACTTGTACGGAAAATTATTCGGACAATCTGTAAGAATTTAGTGAAGAAAGCTAGCGAGTATAACACAGCCCCTTTGAAGATGGAGTATGTTACCTTATTGGAGTTTGTACTTATGCCGCCTTCAGATTGTCACAAGATAGTAGAGAAAGAACTTGACAATCTCATTAGCGAAGGTATTATACCCGTCAGAAAGGAAGACGACAATGGAGATAGGTAATCCTAAAAACATGAGCGTGAAGGAGTTGGAGGAAGCGATTGCATTCTTCAATAGCTCCTACTACAATGAGGGGAAGACCCTCATTCCCGACACGGTTTACGATACGCTGGTTGAAGAACTGCGTTCCCGTTCCCCGGAATCCAAGGAACTCGATAGTCTTGGAGACGACGTACAACGTGGAGCCAAGACCTTCCGGCACCCCAATCCCGTCCTGTCTCTCGCCAAGATTCATGAGGGCAAGGATGGAATTGGTATGGACCAGCTTCGAGGCTGGGTTGCGGGAAGGGACGTCGTGGTTGAACCGAAGTATGACGGCCTTACCCTCGTTCTGTACATTGAAAAGGGACGGCTCGTCAAGGCCGTTACCCGTGGCAACGGAACCGAGGGGGAAGTAATCTCCCTTGATAAGGTTCTCTATATGGTCTCGCCAAGTTATGGCAATTACACGGGAGCTATCCGTGGGGAAGTGGTTGTGGCTAAGAGCAACGAGGGGCAGGCGGAAAGCATGGGGTACTCCAACCTCCGCGCTTGCGCCGTTGGTCAACTCCGCAATAATAAGCTCAAGTGGTCTGACTGGCTCATTACCTTCATCCCGTTCGATGCAAGTCCCTTCCCGGATGGTGTTGAATCCCGCATGGAACTGCGTGGATGGCTGATGGAAATGTTTGACCTCGCAACCCTCCCCAATGTATACCCCAAAGGTGAAGCCCCGACGGACGAATACATCCGGGACATGGCCAAGCACCTGCGCGACGACAACGCCTACCCCACTGATGGTATTGTGTTTAAGTTGAACCAGAAGAAAGCTATTGCCGCGGCGGGAGAGGCTACCACCCATCACCCGAAGGATGCCGTAGCCTTTAAGTTCAACCCGCAGGGAGTTGAAACTACCCTTCGCGATGTCATTTGGCAAGTAGGAAGGACAGGGGTATTAACCCCGGTTGCTGTCTTCGATACGGTGAAGATTGGTGGAACCAACGTTTCCCGTGCCACCCTCTCCAATGTGGCTAATGCGGCCTCCTTCCACATTGGTGATACCGTGGAGGTGGTTAAGGCAGGGGAGATTATTCCGTACATCCGCAAGGTTCGCGGCTGTGGCAATACGGTTTCCGTTGTCCCTCTGACCTGCCCCTGTTGCGGCTCCACGTTATCCTCTAGTGACCTCAACATCTTCTGTACCAATCCGTTGTGCAGGGATAAGGTAGCGGCCAGGCTGGAATACGCATGCGGTAAGAACGCACTAGACATCGATGGCATGGGACTTGTATTCTCACGTATGATTGCAGACAAACTGCTCGCCGGGGAGAATGATGTAGAGCCTCCGACCGCAGAAACTGCTTACCTCCACCACCCGTTCCTGCTTCTCATGTCCGGCACGATGGACAATCTCATCAACGGAATCCCCGGAACCCAAGGGTACAGAGGATTCCTTGAAATCGTGGAGGAACGGAAGCACCATGCAACCCTTGCTCAATGGATTACTGCGATGGAGATTCCCCATGTCGGTTGCACCCGTGCGGAAAGTCTCTCCTATGCTTACCCCAATCTCTACTCTTTCCTCACTCTCTTCCCTGAAGATTTAAGGAACAAGCGTCATGCGGAGTTCGGCCCCCTGATGACCGAGGCAATTCTGAATTACATGGAGACCGTGCCAACGTGGAACGAGATGACGGCAATGGTTATGACAGGAGATATTCCCAATGCCGAAGGCAATGTTCCCAAGAGCACCGCGTTGCGGGGAGTAAACTTCGTCATCACGGGAACCCTGTCCCAGCCTCGCCATGTATATAACCTGCTCGTTCAGGACATGGGAGGCACGGTCAAGGAGAACGTGTCGAGGAAGACCAACTTCCTAGTCGTCGGTAAGGAACCGGGGGAGCACAAGCAAAAGATTGCGAGGCTCCATAAGATTCCTTCAATTACAGAAGAAGAATTTATGCAAATGATTAACCCTTCAATTACAAATGAAGAAAATTCCCACTGAATTTACCCGTAACCCCTTCACCTGTCGCCTCATTTTCCGTGAGGCTGGCGTTGCCATCTATGAGCTAACCCATAAAGGAAGCGGGAAGGTAAACAATTATGAGGTTGTCATCATCCGTCAGCACAAAGCGGACAATGATTTCATCAAGGTTAAAGCCGGAGATGAATACCTCCCCAGCACCAGTGAGTGGGGCCAGTATGGATGGACATTCCCCACTCTTGAACTCGCAAACTACAAAGCCAAACATATCATTCATGAACGTTCTATGGATAAATCAGGAAGTCACACTTCCGCTAACTAAATCAGAAATAGATAAACAGGTTGAGGCCGCAGAGATAATGGGCCGTGTCTGCTATAAAAGCGAACCGAAGGGCGACCCCATTGCGTTTCTCTCCCGTATCATAAATCGCGGACACGAAAGTGTCATCGAGCATATCAATATTCCCGCAGTCCTCTCGACGGACAGAGCGGCGACGCATCAGCTTGTCCGTCATCGTCACATGAGCGTCAGCATGGAGAGCCAGAGGTTCGTCAACTACGACCGGAAGGGAATCATTTGCTTCGTCCGTCCGCAGTTCTTTAGCGACGAGAAGGTTGACCCGAAGACCATTGAAGAGTTTAAGGATACCTGCCAGAACCTTGCGGAGAAGTACGTGGAACTTGTCCAAGGAGGACTGCCTCCCGAAGAAGCGCGGGGATTGCTTCCGAACTGTACGGCTACGGTGATTGGTGTGACTGCTAACCTCCGTGAGTGGAGGCACATCTTCCGTATGCGATTGGACGGCGCGTCCCAGCCGCAAATCCGTGCGCTCCTTCTGGCCCTCCGGCAAAAGATGGAATTGAAGTACGACCTCGCATGGGCATTCAAGGACATCCCCGTTAATGCTAACCGACTTCATTCCGTTCCAGAACTATGGGCAAAATAAGTCTCAAGAAGTATCGGGAACAGATGGCGGCTAACATGAAAGCCCCAACTGCGAAGCGTCGAAGAGGAAAGTTCAAGTGCAAGAAATATGGAGATAAATTTTACTGGTATCGAGATAGTCCCGCGGAGCAAAGGAAGTTCTTGATGAAGACAAGAGCTAACAAGCTTCGGTCTCGCATCATGCCTGAACATAAGCAACTTATCCATGCCTCTCTCCGGTCGAAGAAACAACTGACCGAGGAACAATTAACCTATGGTCGCATCCTTGCGTCCAATAAAATATCTACTGGTGCAGTTGGAGAAACTACCCCAGATGAAACTCCTAGCTGGATTAAGGGGGACAACTCCTTTTTCTTCCAGTTTAAATTTCATGGCTATTTCATCAACAGTAAAGTTCCCGTGGCTCTTGTTGGAAGTTCCTCTGCGGCTCTGGAAATATGCAGGAAGGCGTACAAGTTCGCACGGAGAATTACAAGGAAGTGGACAGTCAAAGAAGGATGTTTAACTCTACCCTCTCCCCGCCTCTTCGTCATAGCCAAGATGTCTATTCGCAAATATATCAACAAACAAATTTACAAGCACCTCACCAAATAACATGCACGCTCACGAAGCAATCAACGCAATCGTTTCAACCAAGGTAAACTCACAGGCTTTTCCCGACCTGCCGGAAGGAAAGGAATCCATGAACGATGCCGTCAACCACCCGAAGCATTACACCTCCCACCCCAGCGGAATCGAAACCATAGAAATTACCGGCAAGCTTCCCTTCGCATTAGGGAACGCCGTCAAGTATTTGATGCGGTCACAGTACAAGAAGAACCGTATTGAAGACCTCAAGAAAGCACGATGGTATTTGGAGTACCACGCTAAGCACTGGTCCAAGGTGTTCGAAACGTTTGACCTTTACCTTATCCTTGAACAGTTCAGGCGCACGGTGATGAGCCATAGCTACCAACGTAGTCCCGAAGATTCCATTCTGGTACGGCTCTTCTATATCTGGGCGCATGATAAGTTGGTTGAGGTAAACCCCGCATCAGAATTGCAACGATGTATCGGAGAGATTACCCAGCTAATAGAATCCCTCGAAGCGAAACAGAACTAAAACAAAAACCCCGGAAGATATTTCCTTCCGGGGTTTTCGCTTAGAACCCAAACAACTTACAGTCCAAACAGAATGATGTCGTTGCGGGTTCTTTATACCATGCAGTACCTATGATGTCAATACCTAACTGACAGGAACTTCGTTTTTCTCAATGCTCGCCATCAGTTCGGCGAGCTTTTTCTTTTTGGTTTCGAGTTGTTGTTCGAGCCTCTCTATCTCTTCGACGTAATCGTGGCACGCATGCTTGGCCGCGTCCTGATAGGTGAGGAAGACAGTGTGGTTGAGATAGCCATTATCTATGGTTCTGAATCGGTGGTTGATGTATTCGATTCTGACACGAGAAACGAAACATTCGAAGGCGACATCAGATACTTCAACGGCTCTCACTGTGGGCATGCCACCGCAATGTACGTTAATGAACACCGTGCATCCCTTATACAGGGGGAGCTTGCTAGCTTCTTCTGCTGTGAATATTGAGTTCATACGGAGGGAAGTATGTATCAACTTGAAATAATGTCAAGAGCTATTTTAGCCAGCAGTCAGATTCAATATCGAAGTGAGCCTTTACTGATAGGTCGCAACCACATAAGGTACAATAGAGAGGGGCCGCCCCATTAGTCAGGTCTGCCAGCCCGGAAATTTTTTCCTTGAGGAATTTGCGGCCAGCTCCTTCGGCTCCACATGTGGCGCACCCCTGCTTCTCTAAATCCGGGGGAGGCGTAGAGGTAGCATACGGACAGGAGGCGCAGATAGCATAGCGGCGGCGAGCTTCTGCCTCGTCTACAAACCTGTGTCCCCGTCGATACCAGAGAACCATAGTTCCGAAGAAGGCCAATATCTTCTTGGCACTCATGGGTTCATACTCCTTCCATTCAATTCCCTTATCACCGCAGGTGGTGCAGTACTGGGGAGGGAGAGAAGCGCAAAGCTCTGATTCAAAGAGCGCAACCTGAAAGGGTTCTCCGTTATTCATGAAGAGACGGGCGACTGATTTGCGGAGTTGTTCCAGTGAACCCGCGGAAACCTTGGTTCCCTTGAGCCTGACACTCATGGATTCGGGGACAACAAACTTCCAGCCTCCCGGAGGGGTGGCCATAATATGATTGGGTACTATACGAAAAGAGGGCATGGGAGAATTATATCTCCCATGCCCCCGAAGGTCAAGGATATAAACGGAGGGGTTACTGTTTCATCCGATTATGAATTTCCTCCACACTCAATGCCCCATCAATCTGAATGCTACCCTTCCTCATGAGGTTGATAATGAGTTTCTTCTGCTCTTCGATTAGGCGTTTGCCCTCGTCCGTGGTATTAGACTTCTGCAATTCACGGTTGAGCTTCGCGATAGCCTCACGTCCTGCTTGCGGGCTAATGATGTAGGGCATGATGCCTTTCATGGCCGCGCCGTAGGTCTTGGCACTCATACCGGAACTCTCAATCGCGGAAGCCAGAACTTCCTTCCGCAGAGCGGGGTCAAGCATGTTTGTAATTTCCGTAACAAACCGGACACTATTGACTAGCTTGGTGAAATTCTTCACGGCATCCGCGGTCTCCAAGGCTTCCATAGATTCCACATCCACCCCGGATTCCATTCTCTTGTAGAAGTCTGGACGAAGGACGCTCATTCGCTTTGACTTAGTGACCGCCGCGTTGGCATTCTTTAACCCGGCGGCAAGGGCTTCGGTCAAATCCTTCGGACGACGGAGACCAGTACCCAAGGTCTGTAACCCGTATGCCGCGGCACTCATGTCAGGCGTATCACTAAACGCTTGTTTACCCGACTTGACTGCCCAGCCGTAGAAGGGAATCTTTTTATTGGCAACTGTCGCGGCTCGTTCAAGGAATTGCCACGTGTGTCCACTGCCGAACGAGGGGTTCAGTCCTGCGGCCAACAGGATTGCATTGCCGACTGCTGGGAGAACGTTGATGTTTTCATCCCCGGAGAGACTGTGCTTGTAATTGAATCCTTCCTCATTAGACAATTCAGTAAGTGCGTTCAGGAGAAGGGATTCTTCAAGCACTGTATTTTCCAGCAGACTGATTAGTTCGACTGTCTTGTTCGTACCCCACTTGTCCACGTCCATATCCATGAAGAGGCTGGGCAGGGTTTTGGCTAACACCTTAATGTTCTTGAACGGGTTCATGTATTCAAGATTCAAATACTCGAATTCATGACGCTTCATATCTATGATGCCAATCAAATCCCCGAACTTATCGTAGTCTGGAATTAGACCACTGTCTGCCAGCTTCCTCATGACTTCCGCGTCGTCAATGATTATACGGTCATCGTCATCCTCAAAGATACTGGCAATAATCCCACGGGCAAGCATGGAAGAGAACGCAGAGGTTGCAGAAATAGTTACTAAGGAACCCGCGGTACGAAGGATAGCGCGTCCCAAGAGGTAAGCCCCCTCCTTCTTCATGCCATTATTGATAGCCCACACCCCATCTACCCCTTCACCTATGGCGTGGCCAAGGTTGTAGGCTACAGACTGGAAGGTATGGTACTGGAACATGAAGAACGGAGCCGCAAATACATTCAGGGTTTTCACCCACGAAGGAGTACGCGAACCCGTGGGGAGCAAGCTCTTCACCATGTGGGCAGTATACCTGTCCACATAAGCATCCCAACTCTGGGTAGTCTGGCTCGCGTCAATGAGTATCTGGTCCCGTGCATTGGGGTTGTCCTTGCCCATCGCCCGCGCCAGTTGTACCTTTAATTGGGCATCAGCAATCGGTCTCTGGTTAGTGAAGAGAGCAATCTTGGCGGCCGCGTCCGGCAAGCCATAGGCGAAGGACATCGTTTTGACAGGCCATGCTACGACTTTACCTGCGGACTTGGCGACATCCTTAGCCACCTCGCCCTTTGTCCGTTCCTGTTTCTCGTTCAGAGCTTCGGCCAGTTTGAAGAAGGAATCCTCATTCACTTCTTCGAATTCTCCTGCCATCTTACTGAACTCGTCGGACTTCCAGACGTTGCGCAGGAACTCCCCTTGACCTGCGTCCAGCAGACCAATCTCTTGCCAGTAGCGAAGCTTCTCGTTGTACCTGTCTTCCGCGGCAACCAGTCTATCCGCGGAGGCCTGTGAAGCAATGTCACCGCCACGGGACAATCGCCACAGAGTAAACAAATGTCTCCAGTCCCAGACAAGCTTTGCGATTTCTTTACTTCCCGTAAATGGCAATGCACCCGCATTGGTCATTTGGGCTACTGTACCATATAAGTTACGTAAAGTGGAATTAGGACTTGCTATTAAGACAGAAAGGTTAGCCATTCCAGTTAGCTTACCCATCAGTCCCTGCCCCCTGCCGGACTTCTGCCAGTACTTGCGCACCTTCTTATAGTCGTCCGTCCTGCTATTCAGGATGTCGTCGCTCGGCCTGTAGATGTGGTAGATGGCATCGGCTACGTCCTTGTCGGCGTACATTCCGTTCAACGCATTCTTCGTATTCTTCAAGGAGATTTCCACCATGTCCGAGGTACGGTTCGTGGAATCCGGGGGTACGACCACACCCTGCGCTTTCAGTACGGAGGCATACTCGTCAGCAAGCAACTGGTTCACGGCAATCTTCGACTGCATGGATAGGGTATTCTGTAACGTCCCAATGGCATCCCCAATGGTGAGGTCGCTAAGTTCATACATAGCTTTCCTCTGCCATTCGGGCAAGCGTTTCCGCTGGGCCAGCGCATCTTCATTCGTCCTCTTCTTGGACAGAACTTCGTCAATGGCCTTCATGGCATCGTTCACTGCGAGGCGGGAGAGTTCCGGATATTGCAACACTTTCAAGTCGGTAGCGGAGATGACGTTGCCCATGCCGTTCACCCTCATGAGAACGCCAGCCTGACCGCGAAGAAGATTGAGCGTCTTGTCCAGTCGTTCTGCGGCTTTCATATCGGGCGTGTTCCATATCTGGTCAATGGCCGAAGTCGGGATGGTGGGGATGACCTTGTTCACTTCGGAAGCCACGGATGCCGGGGATTCAAGACTGCCGATTTTGTCCGCAATCGTTTTTCCCGGATGGTCGGAGAAGACTTCGGCGAGGAAACTATCTCTGGCTTTCATGTCCAGAGTTTCCTTCGTCTCTGTCATCTTTGACTTCGTGTGATAGTCTGCCTGTGCTATCATGCTCATGGCCTTATTATATATGGCACTGATGTTGTGGCCGTCCCTCAAATCTGCAAGCATTTGAACCGCGCCGAAGTTGTTCTGAATGAAGTCCAGAATTTCCCTGTTCCTGTAGTTCTTGGCTACACCTTCGAACAGGAGTTTATAATTCGCGGAGGCTTCCGTGGGAGCTGACACCAGCGGAAGTTTCAACTCGTCGTGGAGCGCGGCCAATGCCTGCATGTTGTCCAGCACTTGGCTTACGTTTTCGGACAGTTCTCTCTGGTGCGCTTCGGCATGAGAGATTGCGGCTTCCTGCAACAGTTTCGTCAGACCGTCGTATTTCTGCGCCAGTTCTCCGCTGGGGTTTGCGATGATGTCCTTCATCGTCCGGGTGAAGTCTCCGGCATGGCGTCCAACGGCCATGTAGGTGCGATGAAGATAATTCATCTCCGCGGCGTTGTCAGCCATACGGCTATCCCCAATGAGCTTGGCAATAGAGATTTGCGTTGCGGCAATTTCTTTACGGGAATCGGCGATGACATTGTGGACCAGTTGGCCTACAACCCCCTGTGACAGAAGCCACTGTTCAGCGGCATCCCGCTTAGCCATATACTCCGCTTGTTTTTGACGGCGTGCATTAAGGATAGCAATGTCCCGTTTCAGCCACACGGAACCAGCAGGGGTAGCTACGCCAGCGCGAGTTACACCCGCCCTCTTTGTTGCGGCATGGAAATCCTCATTGGCTTCCCGGATGGTTTGTTTAGCTTCGGCCCGTGCCTTAGCGATGTCCTGAATCATAGGAGCGATGACGGGATGGTTTGTACTCTCCGCATAGAGGAAGTCATTGCGAAGGTTGGACCACCTGTCCAGAAGTTCCTCCATAGAGAAGGGACTATCCGCTTCGTTAATCATATCCGTGAGATAGTTTTGCGTGTCACGGGCAAGGCCAAAGTAGGTGGATTCCAGATTGGCATTCCCCGTCGCGGAGATACGAGAGCCAAGGTCGGAGAGCGATTTGTGAATCTGCTGGGAGAGCATGGGGAGAGCTACCTGCTTGTCCAGCATGGCTCCATATCCCTTGCCGCTCATGTCTTTAATCCGGCGCATCATGTCGTTGATTTCCAATCGCCCTTCACTATTAAGCGCAAGGGAGTTAGCCAGACGCACCGCTTCCGCGTGCCTATTGACGGCATCGGTGACAGTCTTCTTAGCCAACGCGATACGGAAGTCGCGGGTCTGTTCATGCTGACGAACTTCTGCTTGAGCCTCCGCGTTAATGCGTGCAACAGTTTCAGGGTCAATATCGTTGTCCATATTCCCCGACATGTCAAGAATGGACTTGCTCCATTTCTTTCGCGTAGCGGCATCCCAGCCCAGATTATCCGCACGGCGTTGAAGCATATCACCAATTTTGTCAATGCGTTTAATACTGCGTTCATACGCCGCATTCACGTTGGCCATTTGTTCCAGCACAACCAGCTTCTGTTCCTCGGACTTAACATTGATGCCAGCCTTGTCCCAGTTCTTGGTTACACCCAGCCAGCCGTTCTTAATACTAGTCACCCAGTTCCCGGCATTCGTGCCAATGATTTCTGCACCAAGGCCGAAGGACAATCTCCGGGTCATGTCGGTCTCATAGGCCATCGGGTTAAAATAATCTACCCCGTTGCCCATAGTATAATCCGTATCGTCTTCTTTCCATGACGGAGTGCGAGGCATATCGAACCACTTGCCGGGGGTCATGTCCGCGACGCGGGCCACATAGGAATCCCATTCAGCCACGCGTTCTGCGGCGGTGGTTCCGTCCATATCGTCCGCAGTTTGTCGCACGTCCCTAATCAAATCTTTAAGCCATTCGACGAGGCGCACATGAACGGGCTTCCGGCCTCCCGCCGCTTCGGCATAGCGAGCCAAATCCGTGATGGTGATATTGTCTCCGCTAGCTTCCGCTACCATGAAGTTCATGACAGGATTGGAGAACGCGACACTGGCAAATTCGTCCGCACCGCGGAGACCGTAGTTGAGGTCGGAAGCGAGCGCGGCGATGGCGTTCATCTCATTGATGTCCACACTAGCGTCATACATAGCGGAGAGACTATCGACAATGTTGTTGTAGTTCTCTGCAATCGCGCTTCTAATCCTATCCATCCGCTGGGAATAGTCCGTGTTGGTGGTACGAAGATGACGGTCAATGAGGTGGATGACTTCGTGTAGTACCGTTCCCGTTACGCTTTCAATCGCATTGTCCCGGTTCACGTACAGGTCAACGACACCGCCGACAAGCTTCCCGTCCGTGCCGTTCATGTAGGTGATACTGGCAGGGGAAGAGATGTTCGCCGGAGCATTGGTTGCACGGATAGCAACGTCCAAACCAGCGGCATGCAGTGCGCGGAGCACTCCATCAATGGCCGCGGCTTGTGCGGGGGAGGCATTAGCTTGAAGGTCCGAAAGGATGCCGTAGGCATTTGCGCCAGTCCCATCCGTCGGGAGATTGAGAGCGGAGACTTTATCTCCCCACTTGGTGCTAGGTGTCCCTCCCTCACCCGTGTTGTACATGCTTGCGTGCGGAGCGATGACAATGGTTTCTCCCGTGTTGCTGGTAATCATGGGGGCGTTAATCCCGGTCATCTCGTTCAGGGAGACGAGCTTCGCGCCGCGGTCAAGAGGTGAACCGGATGAGAGCCATGCCCCGGTGTTGGGGTCGAACGAGGCGATTGCCGCATCCAAGGTATCCACGGTTTCCACGGATGCCTCGGTAACTACTCCCGTCTCTACCATAGCAGTGATGGGAGCAATAGCATTGTCCCTCTCCTTCCGGGCAATAGCTACCGGGGATTCCTTGGGTTCCGTCGCTTGCGGGGATTCCGTCGCTTGCGGGGGTTCCGTCAATCCGTTAATAACGTTAATGGCGGCATCAAGGTCCTCGTCCCCTGTAGTAAGGATGGACAGGTCGTCGTCTACTTCGATAACCTGAACCCTGTCTCCCATAGCATCAAGGGCTTCGGACAACATGGTGCGCATGGTGTCGAGGTTTTCCTTATTTGGGAATGACACGGTATTGGGCAAGTCGTTAATGGCTTCTGCCATGAAGGAGCTTGCCGCGGCACTGCCCTCATAGGTATGTATTTCGGAGGCCCGTTCAACTAGGTTGCGGAACTGGGTGAAGTTGCTAATGCCCATACGGACTGCGCCATCCACCCATGCCTTGCGGGTTTCGTCGGAGACAACCAGACTTTCATGGGCAATGGATTTGTCCACCCATTCGCGAGCTACCTCTGCGGCATCTCCCTTTTCTCCGGCGACCTTAACGACGCTCTTGCCCGCATCCACCAGATATTCTGACACGTTGCCCTTGGTAATGGCTTCGGCCACATCCCCAATGATATTGCTCGCCTTTTTAACTGTGTCGTCAAGAAGAGAAGAGGCTTCACTCATATCCATCCTAGGTGCGGCTTCGGTTTGGAAACGTATGTTCCCTTCACCAGCTAAGTGGCTACCAACGTAGCCGCCGATACCACCAAGGAAAGCAATCTTTATAGCCCCACTAATTACTTGGTCAGTAGTGGCAATAGAGGATTCGGAGATTTCTCCGTTCTTCACCAGTTCGGTAAACGCCCACTCTTGGAATTCGTCTGTCAGTTCTTCGGTGGCTCCTTCCACTGCGGCCTTGCTCGTGCTGTACAGATAGGAAGCAACGGCAAACGTCTTTTCCTTCGTGTTCATCTCCTTAAATGGCTTGCTTCTCCATCCGGCAATCTTCCGTTCAAGAGTTTGGAATGGAGATTGACCGCGAAGGTTTTTAGCCCCAACAATCTTACGCATGAAGGAATCCATACCTGCGCGGTTGTTGATGAGAGTACTACCAGTAGATACGAGAGCCGCACCAAAGAGAGCACGCATGTTGGCAATGCTCTGTGCCCTGTTCGTGTTCTCGGCAGTCGGTTCCTTCCCTTCCATCTCCCTATCATAAATGGTATAGAAGATGTCGGAGTAAGCATTCGGTGCAACCTGCGAGACGATGCTAAGATTTACCCCGGCTCCAGCTCCTGCCCGTTCGAGGTTCAACGCCGCAAGGTTGTCGAGGTTGCGCTGAATAGTTCCACTCAAACGTCCCGCCAATCCCGGACGGGCGGCAGGGACAAGAGCTTCGGCCCGCTTCGCTACGACGTTAGCCGTTGCCTTCGCGAACCGCGATAGCGCGGTACGTGTCAGTGCACGGCCAGCGAGGCCGCCAACTTTACCAGCTCCCGCGGTCGCTACCATTTGGTAGCCGAGGTTGGCAATCTCCGCAGTATAGTCCGCAAGGATATTGCCTCGAACAAGTTCAGCTTCCGCTTCCTGTTTTTTGTTCAGCTGGTCCCAGAGGGTGCGGGTATGTTCCATCGCCGCACGACTGCCGACTGCATTCTGCGCAAAGAGAAGAGCACCATAGGCGGCCCCCGTCCCAAGGTCGATGGCCTTGTGCGTGCCTATCTGGAACCCGCGGAGAATGGGGTTAATGTGTGCCTGACCTTTCTCCTGCCATGCGGAGAGGATGTCCTCGTCGCTCTTGCCCGCTTCCTTCTGTTCGTTGTAAAAATTTTTGAAGGAAAGGTGCTTGTCCAGATGCTTCATGGTTTCAGTCCAGATAGGGTTGAACTGCATGCCGGAGCCAAGCCACGTATCACGAAGCGTTCCCAGCATCTCGTCCAATGCAATGTTGTCCTTCACAAGTTCCTGTGCGGATTTCTTGCGGAGGTTCTGGAACTTCTCAATGGTGCGATTGATGAGACCTTCGTCCGCGCCACTGGCACGGAGAGCCTCAATACTCTGGTCCATCAGCTTATCATTGTAGAGAGCATTGGGGTTCAGTTCGAGCGTGGCGTTCGTATCAACTTCCTTGGTGTGCGGGTTGTACGCAAAGAGACTGCCACGGCCAACGCCCAAGTCACCCATACGTGCGGCATGAGAGAGGGAGTTGAGGGCATCGCGAGTACTTTCAATATGGTACTGGTCCATGTACTCCTTCAACCTCTCCGGTCCGACTTCAAAGGACGGGCCGCCCGGCATGCCATACCCCCATGAGCCACGCCTCGTTCCCTTCCTCCATTCCATCAAACTCATTGGGTCAGCGTACTTACCCACACTATTATCCGGCTGGAAGGTAAGTACGTCCGCAATTTGTCCCGCCGTGCTTCGGTAGTTAGCCATTGCGCCTTTGACTGCATCCATGAGAGTGCCTCTCGGTGTAGCTTTGGCGGTATAGTCCTGAATCAGTTTGGTTACTCCCGCTTGGCGCAGGACGGATTTTGGAACCCCCGGAAACCTTGTGGCCACGGCTTCCAGCATAGCCTCACTCATGCCAATCTGTTCGGAGTTTTCGACGGTCAGAGGGCGGTCCTTCTGGCGGCGAACTTCCTCGGTAATGACCTTTGCCCGTGCACGTATTGCGTCCATGTCAGCACCGGGGACTAAAGACAGAAGGGCAGAGGCCGCGGCCTCTGGATTGAGAAGCGCGTCGCGAAGTTCGAGATAGGGAAGGCCAGTGTAGTCCTCTTCGAGGCGTCTTACGATTTTGTCGGCTGTTTCTATCTGTTCACGAATCCTATCCTCAACAGGTTTTTCTTTTTTTGAAATGAGTTTTGCTTGGTCTGTATGGAGTTGTTTCGCATACGTGGTAGCAGATTCCGGGGATTCAATATCTTCCGTACTCCGGGAAAGGTAATCCCCGTAGTCGCGGACAAGTTGGAACATTTTGCTGGGAGACTTGGAAAGGTTGGCGAGTTCAGCAAAAACATTCCCAGTAAATGAAGGTGCTGAATCAGAGAATTCGCCAACGCCAAGCTCCCCCACGCTCGTTTGGCTGGGGGTTTTCTTCTGTATGCTCTCCGTCGAAGCGGGCCGGTATTTGTTGTAGAGAGACTTCGCGGCTCGGTAGTTGCCAATGTCTTCGCGCCTAATCGTATTGATGACGCTTTCTATTTCTTCTGCGGTGTAAGCAATTGGTGCGGTCTCGATGGCTTGCGCCGTAGGTTTACCCGTTCCAACATCCAGATTCGAGTTGAGGTAATCCTTCCGGGCCTTTTCCATTGTGTTGGCAATGCCTTTGGCCACCGTCTTTGCGTCCCGGTTTCTGTCCGCGGCAATGGCGAGGAACTTTTCCGTTACCGTGGGGTTCCCGTCCTCTCCACTTCCGAAGCCAGAGCGGGATAAGAAGGCGGGGTGCGTAGGCGTAAGCTCGGAAGAAGACACAACGGTAAGTCCCGTATTGTTGGCAAGCTTCTTAATGGCCTCGCTATCGCCGCGGGAAGCGGCCTTCAAATCAACCAGCGCATCTTCGCCGCGGTCTACGTAATCTTTCGCGTCATCAATCTCGACGAAGTTGAATCCACGGTTTCCGCGGTTCAAGACACCGAGGGCTTTCTGCTCTTCCGCGGCTTGCCATCCGGCTTCCGTATGCGCCCTGCTCTTCTTGTCCCATTCCGCTTCGTTTGCATCCTTGGCTTTCTGTGCCTGTTCCTTCTCAAAGTCATCAACAGACTTAAAGAGGAAGGTGTCATAGTCTGCGGTCGCCGTCGCTCCCTTCTCGGCACGGGTCTGTTTCTTTTCCGCTAACCTTTGCTCGCGGTCCAGTGCTTTCTGTTCTCGGTCCTGCTGTTTCTGCACTTGCGTCTCTTGCCACGCGGCGTGCCTTTCTGTGGCACGCTGTTCGCGCGCGATACTGCTTCCCGACTTCGGAGTGAAGTCGGACATATTGGCGGTACTAAAGTCAATAGCCATGTTCGTTGAGTATTAGTATAATAAGTTTGCCCCACTCATGTGGGTCTTCAACACCCTATCATGAGTGGGGCGAGGGTCAAGTGAAATATGTATTATGTCAAATTTATTTTCGGAAGTCCAAGTGAGTGAACTCCGGTCCCTTCATCAGTTCAGTGTAGAGGGTGAGCCTCGTTTGCGGGTCTTTCTTCCGCAGGGCCTGATACTGGGCGTACTGGCGGGCGAAGCGGGGGTCCCGGATATTCAATCTATTCCTGAACATGTTGCTAAGTTCCTTTATTTTGGCGCGTTCCAATTTTTCGAGGGTCTTAATCTCCTTGCCATACTTTTCCGGCTGGGCATACATGGTTCGGACGCGGAGGTATGTTTGCGCCTGTGCTCTTGCTTCGGGGCTGGCTGTATCATCCCTCAAGGTTCGTAGCATATTCTCGGCAGTTCCAGTACCCGCAGTCGTCGGGACGCTCGTGGGTGCGGGAGCATTGCCAGAGGGGAGAGCAGAGGCGGGGAACCTAGAGCCAGAGGGGGCGGCAGTGGTTCCCGCGGTAGCTCCCGCGGCGGTTCCCGCGGCGGCCACATTCTTGGTCTGGCTCTCCACATACTTGCTATATATCGCGTTCCTCTGCGCTTCCGGCATGGACATAAATACCTTGTACTTATCCGGGCCAAGCATCTTCTCCGCATGCGCATAGAACCCAGCCGTGGAGGTGTCGGGGCTAGCGGTTGGAGCGGAAGCCTTCGCTTGCCGGGGTGTAGCCGTCGCTTGTGTCGGCATAGTCGGAGATATGACGGGCATCTGCCCACGGCTTATGTTCTGGTCCACACCACGAAGCATGAGCCTGTCCTCCGCAGAGAGTTTCCCCGCCGCGGCTTGTTGCATGCCCGCCGCATAGGTCGCCCGTTGCTGGGCGGCGTAGGCCGCGCTGTTAGGGTCAACCGCTCCCGGCACTGCTGGTTCAGTAATCCCCCGCCCGTAAGGACTAGGAGACTGGGCCGCCGCGGGTACCGCGGATGCCGGGGGATTCTTGATGCCGTGGTTACTATTGGCCGCGGCGATGGTGTTCATCTCCTTCGCGTCGACGGGTTTGTTCGGGTCGTTGTTATTCATTGGACGGAGGGGGATGTCGGGGTTCGTCTTCGGAAGCACCTCGTCCATCGTCTTCTGCTTAATGGACTTGGCGGCGGGGATACCCCCGCTCGCGCTCGTCTCGCTCGATATGTCTGTACGTTTGGTAGCCATGATTACATGAGGTTAAGTCCGGGGCACTGCATGATGCCGCCGTTCTGAATAATGTTCGGAGCCTGATACGTGCCCTGACGATATTTGCGCAGGTGGTCGTTCAGGTATTTGACGGCAAGGCCGTAGCTGTCCGTCCCCATTTGGGTATTGCCCTGTTCATTATAGACCACGGCCAGCATCATCGCCTTCAATGCGGGAAGACATCCGGGGTAGATACGAACCTCCTTGTCCTCCCATGCCGCGTCATCATAAATGTTAAGGGACAGGCCGCGCAATGCGCACCGTGCCGAAACCGTCATGACGTTGCTCGTAGGGTTATCGTTGATGCCGTTACTGCCAGACAATACCGAGTAGGTGCGGAGGTTCTGTTCATTCAGCCCCATGTCCAGCATGATAGCATGATAGCCGCTGTCGTGCTTGGGATATTCGGAACGGAACCAAGTATTGCTCTCAAACAAGGCCCGGTCAATGATGTGGTATTTCTTGCCACTGGGCGACCATGCCTCGACAATACTATCATACTCTTCGGGCAGGGAGATAGAACCCCCGCGAGGGATTCCTTCAAAGTCCAAGGTTTCCACGGAATCCGGGGATACCGTGGCCTCATTGAGCAGGAGGTTCTGCGCTTCCTTCAATATGCGACGGAAGTCAACATTGGACTTGGACGGCGGCTGGTTTGTGATAAGCATACAAAGCTCGTCACAAACATTGCGATAGGTCAAATAGGATTTGGTAATAAATGCCATGAGCTTTAATTGGGAGGATAGATTGTTACTTTCTTGCAAAGCATGCCGCCGTTCCATGGGGATGCGTAATAGGAGGTCACGGGTTTCCAGTCAGTCTCGGAGGTTCCGGCGAACGTGGTATTGAACGCACCGGGAAGCCACTTGGCATCCTGATTGCCGATTGTTACGGAGACATTCATGGGCGCATGGAGACATGCGGGCATACGGTAATCGCAAAGCGGCGTGGAGAAGTACCCGCTGTTCGTCGTGAACTGCGGTGAAGTACCTAGGCCCCAGCCCTTAGGCCATGTACCGTCAGGGGAGAATGCCTCTTCAACCGCGGCAGTGCAGGGACCGGAATAGCTGTCCCTCTTCATCGTGGTCTGCGGGAAGTACTGTCCAGCATTCTTGCCAGAAAGGTCGGGCCTCGTATTCCACGGAACCCAACGAACTGTACCGAGCACGGCGGGAAAACTGTAGTTCATCGTCGTAGTATATTTTTTGTAGTACCCGATTCCCGGAATCTGCATGTAACTATCTACGGCGTAACAGGGGTTCACCCATTGGCGCAGGACGACGCGGGACACGTTGGTATTCTTCTGGTGCTTGAATGTATTCCCGGTCAAGGTAGCTACGGTCGTACCAAACTGGAAGTAAGGGTATCTCGTTCCATTGTAGGAGAGTTCAATCCGGTTTGCTACTGCCGCCTTCAATGAGTAGGTTCCATCCGTGTATTCGCTCTTCTCGCCTCTGCGGGTCAAAACAGAAGGAGGCTCAATAGATGAGGACACGGAAGAGGTTACTGCAATGTCGAATATCTTGGTGCCGTTGAGTTTGATGGGGATGTTCCCGTTAATGGCGATGCCATTAGGGTTCTCTACCCAGACCAGCATATTGAGCTGACCGTTAGCGACATCGAGGAATACCTTGCTAATCCCGGTGGGGAGGGAGCCAACCGTAAACTTCATTTCGGGGTTGTAGGTTCCCCGCTTATATATCTCTGAACCATCCATATAACCTATGGGAAGCGTCCAGGTCTGGCCAGATACTCCTTCACCGTACAGCGTGTCGGAGATAATCCCTTCCATGCTAATCTTGTAATTGCCGTCCGCAGTGTACCATGGGCCATCCGGGTTGACATTGTAGTAATGGTTGCTCGTAGAGAGGGCGCCGAGAGGTTGCTCCCCGGGCATGCTATTCTGCACATACATGGGCCACCAGCGTTTGTTCTTGTAATAGACCGTTACCACGGTTCCCCTGTCTCTCCCCGGATTGTTGGAAGTGAATTCGCAGTTGAATGCGAAGTAGTTGGAGTACGAAGGATAGCGGGGGTCGTTCCATCCGTTGATGACATTAAGGTTAGAAAGCAATCCCGTAGGGCTGGGGTTGTCCTCGCCAACAGAGAAATCGCTGAGGTTGTAGCCCTCTTTAACCCACACAGTGTCAGGGATGGATATGGAAACCTCAGTTACCGGGGATTCCAGTTTGCGCCCGTAATAGACGTTACCCACGGGGTCCGTGTATTTCTTGAACCCTTCTTCCTGCCAGTCCTTATCGAACTCGGTGGAGGGTTCATGCACGATTTTACGAAGCACCGGATAAACCTGATTCGTTATCCGGTCGAACTGGCTCTCCCAGAACTCGTCAATCTGTTCGTAAGTGGTACACTGCTTTCTCGTCTCCTTCTGGCTATATCCTTCATGGACCACCACAGAGGAATCTACACGCCATTGGCTACAGTTCTCGCCGGGGTCAGGAGGGTCAATCGCAGGGACATCGCCGTTCGCTGTCCAGTCAACGGACTGGCTAGTCGTCACTGTCGTATTGATGCACCGGACAAAACGGGAATCAGGGTTACAACAATTACCGGAGAGGCTGTTCTGTTCCTCTTTCTCCGCAATGTTACTGTTCCGTTTGTACATAGATACAAGGGTGTACATCTGCGTACTCGGATAACTGCCCTTGTCCCAGCCAGCACTAACGGGCTTATTGTCCAGTTCAAGGAGGGGCATGTGAGGAATGCGGGCCTGACCCGGTTCCTTCCCTCCACCATCGACGGGCCAAAGCGGCGCGGCCCAGACTTCTCTCGATAACTTAATTGCAGTCTGCGCCACCCATTCAGATTCGGGCAGGGACGTTCCCGGACCGCCTTCATCCCACACCGTATCTCCCTTCTGCCAAATGTTATAAGGGACGAACTCTTTAACCACCGGGCCGGGCAGGGTTTTATACACACGGATGACCCTACGAAAGTACTTGCGCAGGTGTTCCTCTTCGAACTGGGCTACTTCTTCATATACCAGCTGGGCATCGTATGCCGTGTAGAAATGCTGGTCATAGAAGTCAGGGTCAAGCTTTTCGTTGCTGGGGTCAAACGAGCCAAGAGGGAGCGGGGCATACGCGGAATCCGTGGGTTCCACCCATTCCCGTGTAATCTCGTAGAAGTCCTTCAACTCTTCCGTGTCTGCATCCGGACCCATGAACTTACCCGTAGCGGCAGTATCTTTCAACGTATAGCCGTCACGGATTTTCTTCATGTCCTGAATGTTATATCGGAACTGCTGTTCCGGCGGGACCATGTAGTAGAAACGATAAACGTGCTGTCTCGCCGCCGCATTGACGGGTTCGACATGCACGAGAACTGCATCCCGCATAAACGGGAGGAAGGTCGTACCTGCGGTAGGTACGAACGGCGTTCCCAATTCAATGGTAATCTCGCTGGGATTCTTGGCAATCCTCTCAACGAAGAACATCACGTTCTTTACCACAGGAGTGGGAAAGTTAATTATCGGCTCACCCATTGGCCTGTCAGGACTGAACCCATTGCGCCACGAGGAATCCGTGGTTCCAATGGGTATCGTCGGAGGCTGTGGGTTGGAGGCCGGAGTGTTAGGAATCAAGGCCATGTATATTGGTTTGATAGAACGGCATGATTGCATAGGGAAGCGGGGGTGTCCACAACATGTGCACATGTCCGTTCAACGTTAATTGCATTGGTTCTCCCCGCTGAAAACTTACTGTCTCGCCCCGATAATAGGTGCGGTTTGTTCTCCTGTCAATAACATATCCTCGTATGATAAGTAATTTATGGCTTCTCTCCGCGTCAATAATTCTTGGCAGTTGAACTTCTTCACGAGTTTTAACCTGTGTAACCGAAGAGGTAAGGGTCTCGCCGTCATAACGAATTCCTACTTTCCCTCGTAAAAAATAGGCCCATTGGTTTCTGGGCAGTTTTAGCTCACCCTCGCGACCAAGAGGAAGGGAGGCATAGAATTGATTCCGTGCATGAATCTTTTCGCCACACGCGCGAATTCGTTTTTGCAACTGACTAAGATTCCGAGACAACTCGTTTTCGAGTTGTTCCTGCTCGGGGTTTTTTCGGAACAGATTGAATAGTTTCATTTCTGTCGGAGGGGTGTGTATCTTGTTGCGAGATAGCGCAGAAGGCGCGGTCTATTATTTCTTCATGGTCGCTTCGTAGATTGTCTATTTTTCCATGTAATTGGTCTAGAGAATCATCCAACTCGGATATAACTCTTAGAGCTTCTTGCAATAATATGAGAAAGGACTTCTCCTTGTCAAGACTAAACTCTATCTTTTTTGAGAGGTACTTATATGCCAGCTTTACTGCCACGTAAATAACTCCCACAAATACGAGATATGCGGGAGACATTTCATCGACGATACGAGTGAGAAGCAAAGTCCACACGTTGCCGTCAATGGTGTTTAGCTGTGCGACGAATTTAAACACGGCGGCAAGGTAATTCCTTGCCGCCATGCTATCATTTGGGGTTTAACGGGTCAAGAAAATTCCCCTCTTATTTCCTTGACAACAGAGTTAGGGCGTAAGCATGTCGCGCATCACATCGGTTCATCCAGCCCGTAAGGAACTTTTCCTTCACCGGATTGGCCTTCACAATGGAGCGATAGCGGGCACGACAAGCACGGTCCAGCAAATCGAGGACTGCCATTTCCTCCCGTGATAGAATGACGTCCGTCCATTTGGCTTGGGTATTCTTACCCCACTTACCATCAATACCAATGTCGAGCATGCGCTGGACGACCTTAGTCGTTCCCGCCACGCCCATGTTGAAGGTCATGTCACGAAGCATGAACTCATTGGCGTAGCTTCCTGCAACTCCCTTGGCAACTAGTGGTTCCGTATTGGCGAGAACATAGCGGAGGCATTCCTCCCATGCCGCATCCCTGTCGCCCCGGTCCAGCATGGATTTGATTAGATTGAATTCCTTGGGTTCAATCCCATCACAGATACCTGCAATCTCCCACTTGCCACCGCCGTCACCAGAGGGGAGGCGAGTTACGCGCAGAGAATCGGGACCTGTAATCTTGTAGTCCTCCATGTTGAGAATCTTCTTGGCCATGCCCTTGCGGACAAGCTCGGCCGGGGACACGTATGCCGCGGATACCGGGGAATCGTTGGGTTGTTCATCAGGTACCGTGGATTCCGTGGGTTGTATCTTCTTCCATATAGCATCAATGGTCTTATCACCAAGGATACCGTCGGGCGTAGTTCCCGCCCACTTCTGTATTTCCTTTATCTTATCTTTCCTTGTCATTAGTTTTTTCTACTTTGATTCCATCAGAGGTTAGCTTCCCCAATGAGATTTGAAGGTTAATAATGTTCGCCATCGACTGGGCAATTTCTCTGGCCCAGCTTTCGAAATGAAGAGTGCCCAATGGGGTGGCAATGTCCGTGAGAATGGTGGCAATAGCGTCCCCATTCATGGACACCCTCACGGCATCCGAGAATTCTTCTACCTTGGCTTTCGCGGGTAAGTGGTCGATTTCGTACCACATAACATCCTGTATCTCTTCGTCTTCATCATCCGCTTGGGGATATTGGACACGAACGACACCAGCAACATCCTCGTCGGACACTACCCGAAGGATAGACCCTGTTGGGATGCTATCCCCACACATGCCACATCTCCCCGTATCTATCCGAAGAACAACGTCGCCGCACTTAAATCTGGTCTTAACTTTTCCGGGTTCTACTTTCATTTTCGTTTTTGGTTTTGTTTATATCCGGTAATATGACATGCTCGTTGAGGTCTTCAACAATACACTTGGCCCAGCCCTCTACTTCCCAGCACATATCGACCTCTTGGTCGCCCAGCTTATATCTGGTAGGTATGCGGAGAACGGGCTGATAGTTGAAGAGGATGATAGCCTCGTCCCGTGTGTATCGGACGAAAACTTCATGTTCGGTCTCTTCCACTAGCTCAAACTCATAGAAGGGGAACCGCTTATGTGTCCCATCCACGGTCTTGACAAGGATGCGACGGTCCATATCTTCCTCTTCTTGGACGTATACTAGGGAACCCTCCGCTAAACTCTCACGTATTTCTGGATGCCTTCCGGTGTCGATGAACCGAACAAGGTCCCCCTTTTTGAATTTGCGTTTGTTAGTCATTGAAGATTGGTTGTTCCTTTTCGACGAAGGTAATCCCCGTGTCGGATTCTTCCGTCGTGCATTTCTTAATCTTGTCACGAAGTTCGATTGCCATTTCGAAGGCGAAGTCTCTTGTCGGAAGTCCCTTCTCATCCTCATTCCTGTGATAGGGGAACATGGCAATACGGTAGTTTCGATGAATCACCGCAATGATTCCTGCTCGCGGGTATTCCATTAAGAAGGTTTCCAGTAGATATTTATTGTTGGTCATTGTTGTTCCTTTTAAGTTTAAATCCTTTTTTGGTTTTGATGGTCGTACTCTTTTCAATTTTGCGGACTAGCTTCTCGGTCAGCTTCTTGGCTTGCTTCTTGGTGAAAAGTCCTTCCTCGCCTTCCGTGCAATAGTAAAAGGTGGCAACGCAACGGTTTTCAAGCAGGACCCAGAAAAATCCGGTAACGGGGTCATCTACGGTGGTAATATTTAGAGTGTCAGTCATTGGTATTGTTCCTTTTAAGGTTGATTCCCATTATTGTTTCTATGACCGTGCTCTTCTCAATTTTGCGGGCGAGCTTGTTGGCTAGTTCCTTAGCTTGCTTCTTGGTGAAGAAGCCGCTTTCATCTGCCACGCAATAATTGAAAACGGCGACGCAATTTCCTCTGTGCATGACCCGGAACATTCCGCTAGTAGGGCAGTCACAAATATAGGTATCTGAATCGTTATTCATCGATGTTGAAATAGATTTGGTTAAGTGATACTCCCTCGATGGTACAAACTGTCCCTCTGCTAACTATGTAGCGGGCAATCTTCGTTGCCAGTTTCTTTGCGGAATCTCGTGTCATATATCCTTGTTCACCAGAGCCAGTGCAGTAAAGAAAATCTGCAATGACACTTCCACAGTGAGTTACTCGGAAGAATCCAAATCCTTTGTCTTCTAAAATAGCTACTTTGTCGTTCATGATTTATTCGTCTATGCGTTTGCGGTTTCTATTTTTAAGGTGTCGCCGGGAATGGCAATCTCCCAACAGAAGGAGGCGATGAAATCGTTGCGAAGAGTTACCTCTTCTCCGACTTTATACCATCCATCGGGAAGGAGATAATCCCTCTTCATATCAATGGCGGCTCCTGCCTCTATTGGTTCCAACGCCATGAAACGGTAGTCCCATTCGTCGCTCTCGGTCTTGAACGATTGCAGGATGAACCAAGGAGTAACGTCGGCATTTCCATCTTCGGTTTCCTCCCCAGTAGACGTTCCTACGACGCGGGCACAATAACCGTTCCTCATGTTCTCCAAGGCAACACCGAAGGGCAGGTTGAAGTGAGAGAGGGAATAGGCAATAACGCCCCATGTCAAGGACCGGGCGCGGGAGCAAACCCCGTCAAGCCGTGGAAGTACCGTGGCTATTACTTCGGGGTTGCTCTCCGGGCCGTCAGAGCAGAGGAAAAATTCTCGGACGCGAGTTGTTGTGGGCATAGGTTCTATTTGCTGTAGTTATTCAGTAGGCCGTAAATCTTTTGAGCTTCCTGCTCGAAGTCCTCGGCCAGTTTCCTTAGCGCGGGTTCATTCCCGGCAACGGTGTAAAGGTAGGGAACGAGGTCCCGCAGGATGACGCTTTCGTACATGGCAATGCACGCGGCAGTAGTATCGGGCAACATGGGGCGCAACGACATGGGCTTTACCGTCCAGTCGCGGCCATGTAATCCGAGATAGGTTTCAATGAAACTGTCGGCAATGCCGCCCAATTCTTCTACCGCATCATCGTATCGTTCATGGTGGAATCCCTCCCTTGTCTGGTAATGGAGGACCTTCAATACGGGGTAGAGTTGCAGGATGTGGGATAAATCTAATTGCATGGTTAGATGATTTGAAGTGTGAAGGGGAAGGTGCGGGTCCAGTCAACCGTATTGGAGAACTCAACAGTCATCCAGTAGGTCCCGGCAGGATATTCGTCAGAATCTAATTCAAAGATGTCCGTAGGAAGGGTAACGGTATCAGCAGTGCCTCCGGGTATCACCGAGGACGTCATGCCAGACGCGACTGTCTTCCATACAGGCAAGGCTCCAGCGTTGAGCGGGGCTAACTGAATCTTCCATGTAAAGGGGTTTGACGGGGAGACGTTGCCAAGAAGAGCAGAGGCACGGGAGAAATTAAACCGGAGGTCTCCCTTAAATCCTGCACCGAGAGGGAGGATGAGAGAGGACATTCCATGCTGAACTTCCAACGTGGGATTTACGCTTACCTGTTCATAGTTCGCCTTGCGAATGAACTGTCCGAGGCTTCCGTCAAAATATAATTGGTTCGTGTTCATGGTGTGAATGAAGATTAGATATTCTGTTTGGGTTTGTCAACCATAATCTGCACGCGGCGCGGATAATCCGCAGAGCATGGAGCGGTGCTTGCGCTCTTTTCCCAGCCGCGTTTCACGGCAATGTCGAGAACCTCCTTGTCGTATTGGTAGTCGAGGCTCACTCCGAAGTGTCCAGCGAACGCGTCATGATAGACATAATAGATACTTCTCATTTTCTTAATGGCTTTCAGGTCGCTATCGTGCCGGAACCCCCACACACTACCATCAACTATGCTGGTCCATGCAGGGTAGTCTTCGATGTTCGTCCGCTTCATTCCCATGTATGCGGAGATGAAGATGACATCCTTCTCGGTAGCTATCTGGCTAGCCATGACGTCGAGAAGGTCCGCTTCGCGCACCGGGCATTGAGTATCGAGCACCATGATGTCCCTTCCCGCATGCTCTGCGGCGATGGAGAGGATGGCTTCATCGGGCGTGTCAGGGACGCGGGCAACGTTCAGCCCCTCCGCTTTGGCCCATGAAAGAACGCCAAGGTCCTCGGACATGACGGTAATGCGCTCGCCGGGGATGTGCAGGGATTTAAGATAATTGACCGTGTAATGGATTAGGTTTGATTCCCTCTCCGGCCAATGAAGGGAGGGGTTATACGCGCTAATGATGTAATGGAAGTTATTGTCCATGCCCGTCATCATACACAGGAGAAGATTCTGGTCAAGAAATTTTTACTTGGTATGACACAACCGCACACGCTAGTGGGTATGACACAACGAAGGAACCCACGGAACCCATTGTGACCATTTGGCCGTGGGTTCCGTGGGCACGAAGGGGTCCAAGAATCGCGTGTAGCAAATCACCCGGAGGGTTGGTCAGCTATATCACAATGTCGTGAAGGTTATTCCCTTGAAGAAGTTGGTAAGTTCGTTAATCTCCGGAGGCATTCTCTCTGGCGACCATGAATAATAGGAGGCGTTACATTCGACGGGAACGTCTCCTATCATGGTGCTCCATGTGACTAGCCGCTGTGGCATGACCGTAACTTCGTCTTTCTTATATATCTTTGGCCGCCCAAGACGCCCCGATATAGTGAAGAGTTCCCAGTAGCCGTTGCTCTTCTTCCGTTCGTACTGCACACCGACGGTCACAATGTAGTCTAGATATACTGCACCCGTTTCCTTCTCTATGTACCAATAATTGGAGAGAAGGGAAGTGGCATAGGAGAGATTGCTATCCTGCCCGTATAGGAAGCCGTTGTCATAGTAGGGCCAGTCACGGGCTTCATCCAGCGTGACATAATGAGGTGTCCATTCCTGTCCTTCGTGCCATGCTTCCCATAGCATTCGGTCATAGACACGATGGTCTTCGTGGGCTAAATGGGTTCCAATGATTCCATTCCGGCCCGGAAGCTTCCCCGGAATCTTCGGGTACTTGGCTCCTTTCAATGTGTTGAATACCTTCCATGCGTCCATGATGTTTTGGCACTTAATCCCCGGATGATAAATCGAACCCGGTGTAATGGAATAGGCCATGTTTAGAGGGGCGGGAACCCCTCGAACTGTCGGGCCTTCTGTATCATATGCCCAGAGTTCAAAATACGGGTGCACGGTACTTCCATACTTGTTCATCTGTGCGTTGATGTTTTGCGTGGGGTCCGACGTGGGGAGTAAGAGGTGAGACTTCATGGTGCTACGGTACTTACTTCTGCATATTGCCCAACACGTCCGCTTACTCCATCCACGTAGCCACTATACCAGACGGCGGCCAGTCCAGTATTGACCAGCTGGGATTTCACGGTTGCGTCAAGACTATTGTCCTGCGGGTTTCGCGTTACTGTCAGGATGGCAATCGCGCATTTGCTCTTACCCGTTCCCTCGGCACTCTCAATCGGAGTGATTACCTCCCTACCATCCCACGGCTTATCATCAACAACCGGCTTGGCGTTCGTCACGGTATTGGCGGGCCAAGTGTATTCCCATTCAAGGAGTACGGGAAGTTCACCGTCGGTTACGATTTCCTTCTTAGCCGCCCCGTCTTTGAACCCGTCAATCTCCACCTTCTTCCGTTCGGTATCGCGGAAACCGCCCGGCTCGATAACTGCGTAGGTATGCCAGTTCTTGTTTGCGTCCTGCTCCTTAGTCGTCGTGACCTTGTATGGGAACTTGCCGCCACCGCCGCCGCCACCTCCAATGAAGATAGCACCCCGGTGAAGTTGCTGGATATATCCGTTCCTGCCCTTGCTCATCCTCGCAATGGGGACGGAGAAGTCCGCGCTGGTATCTTTCTTGCTACTTACCGTAGAAGATTTGCGGTCACTCTTTACGTTTACGTACCAGATAATATCCTTATCCAATGGTGCCTTCTCTCCACTATCCACTGCCTTCAACGTCCCCGGCACACCACCAATTTCATGCACCTCATTATCATCAATGACAACACCGCAGGTGTACATGACCTTTGCGTTAGGCCCGGAATCCTCTGGGTCATACACGACGGAGAACATGCTCTCTTCCCGGTTGCGCATGAGGGGGTCATCATTATATACCGGGGTATGGAACACTCCTATGTCGCTCTCACCGTATACTGGGGCAATCGGGTCCGGCATTGAATCAAATGGCGGGGCCTCATTAAACATCTCCGTACCCACGGGAACCGAGGGTACGGGATGATTAAAGAGGTCAGGAGCTTGTGGAATCTCGCTGTACTCTTCTGCCATATTATTTGCAGTATTCTTTGGAGGGAATTACTACCGGACCTGCATCCGTCTTAGGCTGTTCCTGCGTAAAGGTCAACCTTCCGGGACTAACGATTACACAGGATTCTCCATTGCAGATAACTGCGCGGTCCTTACTCACATCCGCGTAGGTGCAACTACTCTGCCCCAACGCTCCAAACACGGCTAAAGCTCCAAGGGCGGCACTAATAATCCCGGAGATGATAGTCTTGTACTTGCTGGGTACGCCAAGCTGGACACAGTACTTCGCCGTCAGCTGGGCAAAGATGTCAGCCTCTCCCTTGATTAGTTTGCCCGCCATGTTCATGTAGGGCTTCTTCTTTACCGCGGTGAGCTGGTCCCACGGGGTTGGAAGTTCAGCCATGCTATAGAGCTTGGCCGCGACTTCTGCCTGTTCATCGAGATTGTTCTTTTCCATGTTGTTGATTAGATTGTTTGTGGCCGGAAGATGTCACGACAGAAAGTGATACCTTTCGGAGTTAGTTTACTTTTAGTTTGTTTCCTCGACCCCCTCACTCCCTCGTATTCAATATACCCTTTTTCTTCCAGCTTGCGCAGGATAGAGTAAAGAGAAGATATGGGGATGCGAGTGCCCTCACTTATTGTCGGATTCTCATGTTTCTGCTCGAAGCCATTGGCGTGCATGTACAGAAGAACACGTATGTTATCAACGGTGAGGGAGAAGTCAAGGAGGTCGATATTCAGAAGGAGACCGAGCAAGGTTTGTTGATTGCTCTGGCCCTTCTGCACTGTTCTGGTTGTGGAGTAGGTCGTTCTCATATGCCAGAGCTATCTAAACCTAAATGGGACAACAAGTCAACCAGTTTGTACGCAAATCGTGTCCTACGCCCGCGAGGGTCGCTATCATCACGATACCGTACACGTTGAACTTTGCCCCGCTTGAATAGGGTGGTCAGATACGCCGGAGACTTCAAGCCCGTAGATTCCAATGCGGTAGCTACATCAACGTACCCTTCCGGGATATTGTCATATAGGCCTTTGACCTGCATCTGAATATATTCATTGGCTCCTTCCCCTTCCCAGTACATGGTGTGACCGCAACGAACGTGTTTGACCTTCAATCGGTTCAGGGCGTGAATTACCCATACGGAGCTTCTCCCAATTTTATCGGCAATCTCCCCGGTGGCAATGTAGCCCTTCGGTATGTTCTTTACCGGGGGAGTACTATGCCGCGGCCTCCGTGGATGTTTCAACCCGGGATGGACGATTAGTCCTCTACTGTTCTTCTTCATGCAGGGGTAAAGTCGTTGTCGTTATTGTTCTCGATGGTGTAGTAGAAGAGAATACCGAGAAGAAATCCGATTAGTGTGTACATACGTTTAGCGTGAGAGTTTCGTTGCATGGTTCAATGCGTCATTGGGAATTAGGAGAATTTCATCCGCGGTCGTATATCCACCGTTATATGGTACGACGAAGGAGAATCCACCCGCGATGAGCTTGTCGATAAGCTCTGTGTCCGAGAGGATAGCAAGGAGAGCTGGGGACATGAGTTTCTCTCCCAGAAGGAAGTTACGCAGTTGTTTAATTTGTCCAATGTATGGAAGGTTCATGAGATGAAATGTTATGCGGCGAGGTCTCCCTCCGCGATTAGTATGGAGTTAATGGGGAGGACGAATCCTCCCCCGCTAATGGTTATCCAGTGGTTGTTCATTTTTCTTGGGACTTCATAGTTAATACGAAGCTATTCCAGTGGGCTACCGCTTCTTCGCGAGTGCGGCCATGAATGCTGATGCTATGAGGAAGAAGCTTGGCCCCGTTGCAGACGACATAGCAATGTTCCTCTCCGGGATAGATGGTTTCCCCCACGACCTCCGGGATTTCTCCGCAGTAGGGGCAAGGACGTGGACGGGCGTCGCAGGCTTCAAAATGCCGTCGCACCTCTTGCCCCACTCTTTCGACAAACATATCAACAATATGCTTCGGCACGATTCCTTTGACCCCGGATTCCGTGGCTTCCTCGTAGTTCAATGAATGGTCCAGCCCCTCGTCGAAACAGGAAGCACAGGGTTCCACGGTTCCGGGCAAGTCCCCGTACTTACAGGTAGCGCAGGGGGAGAGGACATCCTCTTCATCCTCTTCCGCTTCTTCATATTCCGGGTACTCAATTCCCCGCTCCTGTCGGCAATGAGAGCATGGAGGATTGCAACGGAGGTTATCCCGGTGAGTGCAAGTATTGCACGGTTCGATGACATCGTCGTTCTCGTCCGTACCTTCGGCACATGGCGCAGATTCATCTGGGGTATAATTCTGATAGCCGTTGCAGGAGTTGCAGGGTTCCTCTAGGATAGATACCTCCTTATGTTTACATGCCAGACAGGTAGGTCCAGCCATCTTGGCTTCCCTCCGCTTTGCTTCTTCCCGCTTCATCATCTCCATCTCTACCAATTTGTTGGTGTCGACGGTGTAGCAGGGAAGTCCGGGAGTGAGAGCACACTTCTGGCGGGGGGATTGCACTATCGGGACATCACGGAATTTGCAGAGGGAGCACCTCCGTGCATCCTCGCTTGCCGCGGTGTCCGTGGATTCCGTGGATTCACTGGATTCAAAGTGACTAAAGTACATGTCACAGGATGCACAGGGTTCCGCGGTGTCGGGGAAGTTGCTGTATGCGCAGGTCCAACAATTTGGTTCGTCGTTCATTTTCTTTTGATGTATTTCTTAATGGTTTCGATTACCCACAGGGTGAATAGGGCGAGTGCGCACAGAGCAATAGCACCCCATGCGAGGATGTCAGTAATACCAACAAATATTGTCATGGTTAGTCAATTAGTTTAAGGTCAAAGAACATAACGGTGTTGAAGTAGTTAGTGGTCACTCCATCGATAGCTACCCAGCCGTCGCTGTCTTCATCATCGTAAACCGCGTACTCCCGATAGGGCGTAGGCTCTTCATCGTAGCTTACCCAGCCGCGAGGAACGTATTGTACCCTATCCCCTCTCTTGAACGGTCGCCGGGGTTTGGCGGCGTTAGTGCAACCGGCGCGGACAGATTCTTCCGGCGCATCTAGAATTTCTTCCATCCGGTTAGCAGAGGCCCACTCCGCTAATCCTCCCGAATAGCGTACCTTGTACGGGTAGGAAGAACGTTCGTTGTCGATTTCCACGACGCGACCGCAAGGGCCGCCGTTGACGCGGACAATCATTCCGAGTTTAACTTGATTTTTTTCCATGTTAGAATTTAATGTTTGGGTATTCACGGTAAAGTCGATAGCGGGTCATCCACATGAAAACTCCTGTGGTTATGTAGTTAGATACAACAATAAAGAGATACCGTGCGGCAATCCATGCGGAGATAAGAGAGAGGACATAAAGCGGAGGTGCGGGAAGAGTGAAGAGGCACTCGGCAATGATACTTACAGTTAGTCCGATTAGCCCAAAGATAACCCACTGAACCGAGATATTGAAGATATGGCTATATATGTTCTCCATTTCCTTGCGCTCATATAGGGTATACTCGCTTCCTCTCGTCCGGTAGCTATTGGTCTCAATGCCAATGAGCTTCAAGTGAGCTTTCAGCCTCTTGGCCATCTCGGTGAGGGCAGTACCTCCTAAGCCGCGGAGAGCTACACCCGCAAGCGCGAAAAGGCCCGCAAGCGCGAAGTATTGTGTGGTTGATAGATGCAATGTATTCATGGTTATTCTACCTTTTCAAGTTCCCACGGCCATTTCTCAATAGCATGATGAGGTATGAGGAATTTGCGTCCTTGCGAGTTTATCACCAGAAGTTCGCCGCACGGAACGTCCTTATCAAGAATCGTGACAGGAGTATTTTTCCATACTACTGTATCTTCGGGCCAGACTTTCATGATAGGTGGGAACTGGGAAATAAGTTCTTTTAGCTGATTATCGGCATCTTTTGCGGTATCTGCTGGCGTCGTGGCAAGAGGACATCTAATACACGCATAATAATATATTCGCGTATACTCTCCTGTATATAAGTCCTCATCATATACATCGGACTGCAACTGCATCTCACTTCCGCACGACGGGCATTTAAGGGTTTTCATTTTGCTCTCCTTCATGGTTACTCGGCTTGCTCCATTCCCCACGGCCATTCAACTATCCTGCCGGGTTCAATGCTTCGTCCGTCTTCCAACAGGATGCGCATGGAGACGCGGGTTCTTCCTGCAACGATTCCGGTATGCCGACGGAACATACCGTCGAAGTACTGGATTTCGGCACCGGGCTGGAGGCGCAGAACCGGAGGACAATGGTCAATGAAGAATCGAGCATTATTCCATGCCTCTTCATACGCTGTCTCCGGGTCGTCGTTATCACATCCTTGCACGGCCAGTGAGCAACTCACACATCGAATGAACTCGTAGTTACCCTTCCGTCTTTCTTCCAGCAGACCCCCGCAGATAGGACAGAACAGTGAGGGATGTTGATGCCGCTGTTGGCATTGGGGGTTTTGCGGAACGTCATAACCCCGCCCACGTCAATAGTGCCGTGCATACGGGTTTGGACGTTGAACGTAACTACCCCGTTATGGTTTTCATTTCTGTAGACCCACAAGTCCCCCGCCCCATCGATGGTCAATGTCTTATCGTTGACGTTATTGGGGTCAGTTACGGAGAGGAAACCGTTGGATTCTTCGTAAAGTATGGCTCGCGTAGGACCGCTCTCCTTGCCGAAGAGGATGCACTTCATCTTCTCGCCAGTGGTGGCAACGAAGCTAATGCCGTCATCAAAAGTGGTGGGGTTTTGGAACTTGACAGGAATCGCAACGTCCATGTGGGAAGCGTTCGTCCCCTCAATGACTGCGGCTCCGTTACCATCGCCGTGGATTTTCACCGCGTCATCTCCTTGTCCGAGAACTAAAGGAACTTCGTTTCCGAGAACCAATCCCGCCGTGTTGGTGAAACTCCATGCCCCGGAGATTGTCTGGTCACTAGCTGGGTCAAAGCTAGTGACCAGAACCGCCACCCTCACCGGAGCCTAAACTAAAATTTCTGATGGAGACAAAGTAGCCCGCTTCTTCAATCGTACTACCGAGAGAAAGAATTGCAGAAGTTTCAGTTGCCACAAAGACCAGCTGGTCAGTGGTCTTGCCGCCAGCGAGGAATGCCTTAGGATTGTTGTCGGCTCCTACGCTAAAGAGCGCATAGCTGAATTCCGGATTAGGCTTCGTTTCCATCAAGCCGCCCAAGTCAGGATGCACATTGATAGAATAGAGCTTACCGCTTTCGAGGTTGGAGATTTTGTAGAAACCTTCGGAGACAGGGCCATCACCATCCAGCGGGAGGGCCTGATACTCTTGGTCGTAGTCGAACCCCTGCGGGTGAAGTGCAATCGTCGCGTGTGCGCTCTCAACCGAAGCATTCTTATCCTGTGCGTTAGTGGGGACGACGAAGTACTTACCGTTGGGAGATGCAATCTCAATCACCTGTCCTGCGACCGAACCATTGATGATGAACTGTTCCGGCGTAATGTTGGACCACAGTTCGTCAGTAGGAGCGGTAGCGGAAAGCTTGAAGAGACAGGGAGAACTGGAAGCAAGAAGCCACGCGGTGTGCGTGTCGGCATCGCCCAGCTTATAGGTTACGCCCGGCGTAATAGGAGAACCGTTGACGTAGTTTTCAATATTGATTTTAGAAGAACATTTACGTGCCATGATAGTAAAAATTTGGGGCTGAACCCGTAGAAGTTTAGCTCATGAGTTCAGCCCCGTCAAGGTTTAATTGTTGGTTATGCGATATTTCCAACGAAGGTAATCACCGCAGTCCCTTTAAAGGTCTCGGCATCACCGCCCGTAGGAATCTGGAACGAGGCAACGGCGGCTCGCTGTCCTGCACCAAGAGCAGTCCCCTGTGAAAAGATAAGAGTTCCTCGAAGGTTCTTACCAGTCACAATACCCTGCGCGGCCTCGAGAGGAAGAAGACCTTGCGCCCCTGCTTCCCCGACTACGTTGGTAAGGACTACGTTCTGGTTCTGGATAGTGATGTTGCCATCGTATTGGAATTCAGGTGCGGCGGCTTCGGTCACGAAGTCCACGCGGTAATATCCAGCAGGGGTAGGACCTACAAGAGCTACGTCGGAAACGGTGTCCGAAAGGGTCGTAAGCTGAGGGGCGGTAAGACCCTCAATCCCCTGCGCGGCTACGATGTCAACGTTAGCCTTTACTGCTCCATCTACGTACACCCACGCTTTCGTGCCAATGGAAGTGAAACGAGTGGTCCCTGCGGCAGTTACAAACGGAGGTTCTTCTATTGCATCTGCAATGGTATCTCCTGTCTTGACAAATACGGTTACAGGGACTTCCGCACTTACTTTCAATTCATACCCCGTATTTGCGACTAAATCACCGATACTATACCACTTGTCAGGTGATAAGTCTGCGGGAAGAGTTGCTTCTTCAGGAGCCGGAATTTGGTCAGCCTTCATAGTCAAGGTAATCTCCGCGCCCTCAAGGGCATCGATGCGGAGGTAAGCGTTAGTCTGACCACTTTCCGTCGCGAAGTAGAAAGCACGGCCAGAAAGATACCCTTCGGCTTCCAACTGCTCCAACGCCTCATCTTTCGCGATGACCACATGCGGGCACTTGGTAGACGTGACAATAAACTTATACCGAGTAGCCTCGGTCAGTCCGGTAAGCTGATAGATTTGCCCGCGAGCGATAGTTGCATTCTCTGCGGGAATGGGAAGATTTACTACTGCCATAATTATTCTTCGTTAAGAGTTGCTACTGTTTTAGCTTGATGAATAAGGGGAGTTAAAGTTATTCCCCTATTCACGGGAATGTGCGCAGTATCCGACGCAGGGATAATAATATCTCCATCATTCACTAATACACTTTGAACACTTTTTTCAACATCAATACCGAAGTAAAGAACTTCGGGTTGATTAGTGGGAATAGACACCAAGTGCTTAACTCCCATAGCTACGGGAATTGCTTGCACCGCCAGAGGTGTTGCGGCACGGACTTCTAGGGTTAATACGGTCCCCGAAAGAGATTCCGTAACAGTTAAATTCCCGGCGGCTTTGAGAGGTGCTTTGAACTCCCGGTTTACGAGGGAAGAACCTTCGGCAAGGGTCTTCTCGTCCTCCGTCAGTTTGACGACAGGAACCCCCCTATCACTGGTGATAGTAATAAGAAAGTCTCCTTCCTTGCTGGGAATGAGCGTATTCTCAACTCCTGATTCGAGGACAACTGGTTCTGTAGTGGGAACGTCGATTTCCATACTAGTTAAAAAGGTTATGCTCCAAAGCCAGAGGCGATAATGGCACCAATGTCGGCACCTTCTGCTAGTTCTTCGGCTTCTTCGGTTTCGGTTTCCTGTTTAGGGGATTCAGTTTCTCCTTCGGTCTCGTCCTCGTCGTCGCTATCATCGTCACCTATTTCTTGGTCCTCGATAGAAACAACCTCAATAGACTTGCCGTCATCTGAAACAACGCCAACTCCCATGAGCTGAACATCATCCCCCGGTTTAAGGTCTCCAAATTTTTCAGGGTCATACGTAATCTTCATGCAGATAAAAATTGAGGCGAGCGGGTTCATCCCGCCCGCCTCGGTTTAAGGGTTATAGGTTTAGGCTTAGAGGCCAGATACTACCGCCGGGGTACTTACCAGAGAGCCAACGGGCTTACCGTCAGCACCAACGAGTTCGCGGCCAGCGGTCGTGCGAATGTGTCGGATGACTACACCGTGACGCGGGAAGACAGGCATCGGAGCGGCAGAAAGCGTCGCGATGAACATGCCCTGCGTACCCATGTAGTTATCGCCGTTGTCCTTGTTGTTCACCCAAACCAGCTCACCAGCGTAAGTCACGGGGTCCCACTTGGCCTGACCGTAGGCAGACACCGGACGAGGAACGAGGGACTTGTACACGTCCTTCACAAAGATAATCGTATCTTCGTAGGGGGCGTTCATGTACGCGGGGTTCGGCACATAGCGGTTACCAACAGTCGTTTCCACCTTGATATACTGGGGAACTTCCACCCACTTCTGACCAGTCGGCTTGGTGTCGTCGAAGGTGTAGCGGGGGTTCATGTTGTCCACGATGTAGGTAAAGCCCTTGTACGTCCACTTCACGCCCAGCTGACGCAGGAGGGTAGCATCCTTGCCTTCCGCGGCCTCTGCGAAGTTCCAGTCCTTGCGGATAACTTCGTTGTGACGCAGGATGAAGTCCACGGTGTCCTTAGACGTGTAAGCCAAGAAGACAGGGGAACCTTGGTCCATCAGAGCGGCAGATTCGCCAGCACCTTCATTGATGAGCAACTGCCAAGCTTGGTTCATCAGGTCGTCGTTCAGAGCGGCTTCGGGCTTAACTTCCGGCATGGAGTTAATATCGTTGCTCACGACATCGAGACCAACAACACCCGCCTTCGTGGGGATGAGTTTGTAGCTGGCGATGTTGATGTAGCTCTGACGGTAGAAGCGAGACCAAGTATTACCGACGGCACGAACCAACTGCTTCACCGCATTCTCGGCCTGTTGCTTAGCTTGCCAAGACTGACGCATACGGAGTACGTCCAGTTTCTGGGAGGAAAGCCTCGTGATGAAGCGGCTGTAGGAGTATTCCGTAGCCCCCGTATCATTTACCGTAATCGGAATCTGGTTGGAGGTGGAAGCGAGGTTAATGTTCATCCATTCGACGCGGGGGTCCGTAGCACCGAAGGTTGCAATACGCCCGGAATCACCAACACCGTCAGTCCATTCTCCCGTCATAATCATCTGGGAGTTCCACGGAGAAGTACGAGCAAAGGTGCTGAACATGTTGGCGTTAAGAAGGTTGGTCATCGTGACCAGCTTCAATTCTTGGGCCTGAATATCGTTAGGAGAAGTAGCCATTTGTAAATTAAATTTGGTTTAATTTGCAACGCCTAGTTCTCTTTGGAAGATTTTGTTTTGGGGGTCTTACGCGGTCATGGCAGGGTCAGGACCAAGAATTTTCACACCTGCATAAAGGTTTGTTTTGGTTTGCTCGCGGGAAAGCAAGAATGGAGCACCGCATTTGATGCCCCATTCTTGTCATAAAATTACCAGTATGTCAAGGAAAATTTATTATAATCCGAAGGCACTACCAATAATGTCCCCGACTGTGGTCGGCCCAACGGGCGGCTGGGTCTCCGGAGCTTTGGGGCTACCGCCGTTAGCAGAGGGGCGGGCCTTGCGGAGTTTGGCCACCTTCACGTTGAGAGCCTCGATTGTCGCGCGAGCATCTGCCAGTTCCTTGACCATGAGTTCGGCCAGTGCGCCGTCCATGAAGGAACCATTATTTATCTTGTGAGCAAGATGGCGGGCATGCTTCACATTCTCTTCGGTAATCTCCGTGGTCATGCCCAGTTCCTTGGCGCGTTCCTGCATCGCTTCCAACGTGTAGTTGTCGAGATTGACGGTGTAGGTTGCACCTTCGGATTTGCCGCCGCGGCTGGCTTTCAACTCTTCCACATACTTGTCGGCTTCGGCCTGATAGTTTCCGTGGGCGACAATGGCCGCGTCGCGGACCTTAGCCATGCGGACGAATTTGAACAAGGCAGAATCGCTAATGCCCAGTTCCTTCCCAATGGCCTCATACGCTTCTTCGCGGTCGTACTCGTCGAGGTCAGGATTAAGGGCAACTTCATTCAGCTTGTCCATGTCCAGAGATGCACCAGAGGCGCGGGCAATCTCCGCAAGTTTGGCGTTGGCCTTATTATACGGGGCAGTTACATTGGTCTTGTATTCTTCGGTTGCGGTGAAGGCATAGCCGCGTACAATCTCGCGCAGAGATTCAAGCTCTTCATTGTTGGGAGAGGATTTACCCGCTTCTTCCAGCTTGGTCTTCAAGCCCGCGATTTCTTTCTTCGCGCCTCTCAACTGGACGCGCATTTCAGCGAATGCCTTGCTCGCCGCCTTGCTGGCCCGTTGTTCCTTCGGCCCATCATCTTTCTTTTCTTCCTTCTTCCCTTCTTCGTTTTCTTCCTCTTCGTTTTGTTCGTCGTTCTGTTCTTCCTCGGTTTCCTCGGATTCCGTGTCATCCGGGGGAACCGGGGTTCCCGTGGTATTGACTACTTCATCATCAGCGATGCGAGGCCCAGCATCTGGCATGACTACCGTACCATCCGGGGATTCAATGGGAGCCGTGGGGTTAGTGGGATTGGTAGGTTGAGTGGAATCCGTGGAATCCGGGGCGAACAGGGTCTGTTCGAAAATGTTATGTACGTCGTTGTGAATGGCACCGCCTATGATGCCCTCCGCTACTGCGGGAATATTTACGTTGTCCATCTATGTATTACTTGTTTGGTGAAAGTGAGTTAATCCAAGCGTTACGCTCGGTCATGGGATGATTCATCATAGTTACCGGGGATTCGGTTTCTTCATTCTCTTCGGCCAGATTGAAGAGAGCGGCGATAACGGATTTAGCCCCAGCCGCGAAAGCCCCGTTTAATGCGGCGGCTTCCATTGTGGGCTGTAATGTCGCATTGAGTTTTGACTGAACAATGCAGAGAGCTTCTTCCATTACCGGGTCATGCAGGAGTTCAGCAAGGCGGCCAGTCGCCGCCTTGTTGCTTTTGAACCCTTCGACAGTGTAGGTGGGCACTGGTTTCATTGTGCACCTCCCAGCGATTGAGCCGCTTTAGCGTTGGCTTCTACGGCGTTACGAGTAATCTCGGCATCCTGCTTTTCCTTAGCCAACTGGATTTCAGCTTCCGTCTTCATGCGCTTCAATTCAATTTCGGCTTCGGCTTTCATCTGTTCAGGAGTAGGTCCTTCTTGGGGAGCCGCTTCTTCGTTCTGTTGCATCGCTTCCAAGGCCCGCATGCCGTTGGTAATAACCTCGTTGCACCTCTTGACCAGTTTCTCGTACTGTTCAAATTCGGGGACAACTTCCTTGGCGGCCTGCAAATAGTCCATGTGTCCTGCCAGCTGGGCTACCAGAAGCTGTAGAGGTTGAGCTAGCTGGGCCATCTCTTCGGGTTCCAGCTGTGCGTCCGGTAGCATGGACATGATGAAGTTGGCATGCACTTCCGCGTGCGTCCTGTGGTCCTCGTTCGGCATAACCGGAACTTCCTGACCTGCCATGAGCTGGTTGTTCTGGATGGATGCGATAGAGGCGGCCACGGTTTCGGACGGGTTGGGGTCATCCTTCAACGGCATGAACAACTGCGCGGTGCGTCCATTCGTTTCATTGGCAATGGCCATACGAATGAGACGTTCCTGCCCAGCGCGGGGCATGAACTGCATGTAGTTGAGACACTGACGGAGAGCCATTGTACGGCGAACCTTACTGCCCGCACCGATAGGCGGGAGAGCGGTAACGCTGTCAAGGTCGATAGCGAAGAAGGCATCCCTTGGCACACCTGCTTCGTCCAGACGTTGGAGCATGCGTTCACGTTCCTTAAACCCGCCAATCCCTTCATCGTAGTCCTTGCGGATGATACGGCGAACGATTTCACGGAGAAGGATGGTCATGTGCTCCAAGAGCATATCCATGATGTTATTGCTGACCTTGCTCGCATTGCCCATACGGATTTCAGCTTCCAGCTGGGTGCGGCCCATGCCTCCATCAGCATTCACGTCAATCTCGCCCAAGCGTTCCCGGATTTGGTTCTGCAAGAATGCGAGGGGAGTTCCGGCAACCTGTTGCAGATTCGGCACGGGATTAGGAACCACTTGCGTTGACGGGTCCAAAATGGTATAGGCCCCCATCGGGTTCACCATTGCGGAGAGACGGGAGGTTTCATTGGTGGCAGAGACATTCAGAGCCATGCCGAGGAACGCCGCGTCCGTCGCTTGGTTCATCAACTTGTCAATGACACGAGTGTGAGGCAGAAGGTCATTGCCATATCCGCGAAGGGCATGAATATCTCCATTGGTGCTACTGCCCAGCGGGAAGAGGACGAACGCTTCTTCCATAGAGTTGTAGGCTCCTTCCTTGGTGTAGAGGAACTTGGTGTCATCTACATCGCGGTTCTGGTCACGCTTCACATCTTGACCATTGCCGCCGCTTCCGTTGACGAAGAAAATGGAATGAGTAACCGTACCGTTGAATTCGCGAACCCACATGTGGGCAATCGGAATACTGGTTCCAATTACGTCAGTCAGGGTGTAGTCTCCGTTTTTGAGCATCTTCTCGGTCTCCCAAGAGATACGCTGGGGCTGTACTGTCTGATTGTAACTACAGGTCTTCAACACCTTCATGACCTCTTCCACATCCCAGCCCGCTTCCCTTGCGGTCTGCGGGTCACGAATGAAATCGTAGAGTTCATGGGCACGAAGGGTACGAGTAGCAAACACAACCTCAAGGGTGCTACTGTCCGGCTTAACCTTTCGCTCGAAGGCAAACTCGTTCAGACTACCTGCCTTGAAGTACCAAGTGTCGGGGTCCTCAAAGTAGGCGAGGCCAAAGCCGTGGAATGAGAAGTTGTGAAGAAGGTCGGTCATGATGGAAGTGAATCCCGGCATGGACTTGACCATCTTCGTCACCTCGGTGGAAAGGATGTCAGAATAGATGGGGCGACGAGCATTGTCTCCGAAGGTGGTTTGCACCGAAACAAGTTCGGGGTTATCCCACACTTCGCGGAGGCTAGCCGCCACCTTTTCACGAACAATCCGCATCGTGCGGAAGTTGTAGTTGGTTCGATAATTCTGACCAACTGCGGAAAGGGCCATTGGGTCATACGGGCGTTGTCCGTCCAGCTCTGCCTGTGCCTCTGTCCTTGCTTGCATGGATAGCTGGTCAGCGGTGAGGCAGAAGTAGAGCAAGGCGCGGGCTTGGTCAGCGGTCGGAACCCTTCGCTTGAGAAGGGTTCCGTTCTCGTCAACCACGCCGATAACCCCCGGACCTACGGGAGCATTTGCGTCTGGTTTCGGCATATCTACTATTTGTCAATTTCGTCTTTACCCTCAACCGCATCAGCCTTCATGGCTTTCTTGGTCTTGGGCTTCACAGGTGCAGGTGTAACAACTTTCGCGCTGGGTGTCAAGTCTTCTGCTTCACTTAAATCCTCGCGGGCTTTAGTTGCTCCACCTACTTGCTCGGACTGCCCCATCATATTGATAGATTCCGCTTTGATGCTGGCGATAGATACCTCGGCAGGGGTCGTCACCGTGACTTCGCCAAGAACTTGGGGAAGCTTAAAGTTGTCCGCGTCAGGGATTTCACCAACAGTGATGAGGTCGTCCCAGTTCTCCACGTTGAAGCACTTCTCGGTCAGCACCTTGTCAAGGAAGAGACGGAAATGCTGGGAGATGGTGACGTAGGGAACTCGCTGGGGATAGAGTTTCGCCAGCTGGCTGGACATGACGAAGGTTCCGTCCACGGTGCGGGATTCATAAGAGTTCTCGGTGGCAGGAATCGTAAAATACTTGCCCGCAATAACCGGAGCCTTCTTGCGATAGAACGTTGCATCCAGCGTATCAATCGCGCCGGGTTTAAACTTTTCATTGCCGCGTTCGGAAACCCAAATGATAGCTCGTTCGTCCGGCGCGTTCTCGTAAGCCAGAGCCTGTTGCAGTCGGGCGAAGAGATGAGTAACGAGAGCGTAGCTACCCATGACAGGGGTCAGCAACTCAATCGTGCGAAGGTCTCGGAACTGATTCTTCAAGATTTTAATCATGGGTTCAGCGGCGGCCTTGGCTCGGTAAGGGAGCAGGAGCCAAACATCGTGGTCGCCACGGCTGGAAGCCGCAACGCTGTCAATGAGGTTCTGTGCAATGTTCGCGCCGTTGATGAGGACGCGAGGTTCACAAGAGATTGCTATTGTAGCCATTGTCGTTTATTTTGGTTTACTTGCTTTGAGGGCGCGGCGTTCAGCCCGTATGCCCAAGGATGTGTCCGCTTGAGGCGGCAGGATATTGAATGCCCATTCAGTTACCAACTGCTGGAAGAGATACCAGCGGAAGTAGAGCTGGGATTCGATGAGGGGCTCATACATTAGATAGGAGAAGAAGGGGTACTTTCGAGGACTGCCCGGAGTTAGCGTGAGGGGTCTAACGAGTGGGGTTTCCGTACTATTCGAGAATATCTTTGTCCGAAAGTATTTAGGACGCACTCCATATATGGGGTCAACATCCTTAAAGGCCATCACGTGTGTAGGGTTCGCCCGGTCGGGGTAGGGGTGCATGACCTCGCCACGTGTAGGCGCAAGCCTCGCGGACTTCCCGTTCACCCACGCAAGGTAGTAGGCACGGTATCTCCATGCTTTTCCCCACACCTCCTTATCCCGTGCTACCTCATGGAAGACGGCGGCATTCTCACTTATCGCCATTGTCGGACGTGGGTTTCAGGTTTTTATCCTCTAGTGCGTCTGCAAGGTAGTTGACGAAGTTAATGAAGGTAGCCGCGTCAAATTCGGGCAGTTCGTTCTTGTAACTGGCATACGCGCTTGTATTCGCCATTGGGATTGCGGGCCAAGGTTTATATTCCTTGGTCAGCTTCTCGGCAATACTGCGTAGGAACTGACTATATTCCTCCGACGGTGCGATGAGGGAAAGGAAGACGTCCACCCCGTCAGGGCTACCGGAGGTCTCTACCTCCCTGTCAAACGTCAGCGGGTCGTCCGCGTACTCGACACGGGAGAGCTTGGCATTATACTTGTTCGTTCTCTTGACGGCCTTCTTGTACTTCTTCGCGTGTTCGCGAAGCTTGTCAAGGTCATCGAGCCACAGAGGAACCTGTTGCCACCATGAACGCATAGCTTCTACCCGCAAGCGGATAAGATAGGATGAGCGCATGATTTGGGTCAGGCATCCACAATGGTATTGCTTGCGCGTTAATTGCAGACGGTTCATCGTGACCACATTCCCACAGGCACATTGTGCGACATAGGGATATCGGACATCGTGGGAGTACCCGATAACTGTTAGAATCCCTTGGGTATGACCAACAGACAACGGTCCATCATCCGTTCCCATATAATCGGGGAACGTTTCTGGGGTCTTCACTTCCTCCGGCAAACCCATAAGGGCTACCGGGGTCCAACGACGGAATACTTCCTGTATGTTTTCGGGTTTGGACATGGCCCCACTATACGCGAATGGACGATGTTGTCAATGTTATTTTTCGTCAGCTTCGGGCTTTTCGCCCTTCTTCTTGAGCTTCAAGGTGATGGTACGGGCCGCGCTTCCTTCTTCCAGTTCAGGACGAGTGCCATCCTTGTTCAGAGTTACTGGTCCACCCTGCAATCCCATCTGCGTCACTATCTCGGTTTGTTCCAGCTCGAACTGCTGGATGACCTGTGACAGTAGGTCCATGTCGCGCTTCGCAATCGCTTCGTTAAACTTCTCCCACAGACCGTGGCTTCGCTCCAGGATAGAGAGGAAGAGAGGTACATCCTTAATGGATTGTATCTCTGCGTCGGCCATGAAGGAAGCGACACGGGAGAATCCACTGTTCATCAGTTCTTTGTACTGGCTACTCATGGATTCAACGATGTCAAGCTCTATCTTCGTCCTCGCCTCTTGGCGTTGGAGGATGCGTGCCTGTGTGTTCTGTGTGTACGTATTGAGAAGTTCATTGCGGATAGCCAGTTCCTCCTTCGAGAGTTGGACGCTATCAACAATCTTATCAACACGTTCACGGGGGAGGCCAGTAACTTCCGAGATGACGGGCACGGGAGTTCCGGCCTTGTACATCTCAATGGCCTTCCTTATAACGGTGTTCTCGTTAGTGATTGGTTTGGGGGCGGCTATCTTTGCGGCGGCTCTTAAATCCATCAGTTCCAAAGGGTTTGCATTGCGGCGGTTACGTCGGAGGCAAAGGTGTCGCGGGCAGGAGCGGAGGCAGGAGCGGGGGCATTGCCTCCGACGAATCCTCCGAGGTACCTGCCAATGTCTGCGGCTTCGATGTACGCAGTCCCGTCTTCGCGATATTTGATTACCTCTTGATGTTCTACCACCTTATGGTTCTGAATGTCAAGCCTAATCTTACCGAACTCCGGCCCCATGAGTCCCCGGCACACGTGCACCAATAGTGCTAGTGCGTCCGCGTTGTCTGGGGATTTATGAATCCGTTTCTTCATGGCCGCCTTGGGTTCCACGGCAATTCGGGTTCCGTTCATGGTGTAGAGCCGGGATTTAAGCTCGACGATAGTTGTCGGGTCGAGGCCATAAAGTTGGCGAGCATTGATTGCCAGTTTCATACATCCCCAAAGCTCGGAGACCTTGTTGCTATATTGCTGGCATGCCTCCTGATTCTGCAACAGGCCAATGGGCACTTTGCTCGCCATACCCGCGAAGCTGACCGTCTGGAAGTCTGTGCCGACGTGCTGGGCGAGGATGTCGATGAAACCCGTACCGCCAGTTACGTCCACGGCAAGGTACTTACTTTCAACCCCGTTGGCCCGGAGAATCTCTCCAACTTGCTGGGCGATGTCGAAGTTTCGTTGCTTCATCCGTTCCTTGTCGGACGTAGACTTCAACAGATAGGTACGGAACACCGCGCACGCCCAAAGCCCTTCAACCGTTCGTCCGACTTTGGCGAGTTTAAGGCAGGACTGGTCACCGCCGTTGGTGTAGGCGGGGTCCAATCCTGCGATGGTAATCAACTCGCCGTCTCCCCAGACGGGCATGGCATCCGCGCCACTGCCGTAAATTTCAGCCTCCGACATTAGCGAACCTTCTTCCGTATCATCTGAAAAGGTGGCCCGGTGGAACCGCATCACGAACGGACTATTCTCCCCGTACTGTTCAATCGTTTGCTGAACAATGTCCAACGGAGTGTAGAAGCTCCAATCCTCGCGGCCATATTTGATGCGGGGGTTCTGGGTGTTGTCGAAGCGGATGTAAATCCCGTCCTTGGTCTCCCACTCGTATTCCTCAAAGATGTCGACGCTGTTCCACCCGTCCTTGGGCATAGCCATAACACCAAAGGCATCGGTGCGGCTCTTGGGGTTAGAGGCGGCCATCAGGGTAGGAGGCGTGTCCGCTCTGTTGGTGATGAGGTTGGTACGCCACACCTCGACGAGTTCAATCGGCAATTCGGAAAGCTCGTCATAAAATACGTGCATGTTCTTTGCCTTAATACCGATAAATCGGCTACTGGGGTCGCCGACGTTCGCGCAGGGGATAATGGAGATGCCGCGGGAATCGTCAATATCTCCGTCCTCGTTCACGCCTTTAATCTGTCCCTTACCATCAACGAGCTTACCCGGAAATTCCTTGCGCCACAACCGTTTAATATCCTTGAAGATACGTTTCTTCGCACCTTCAATAGTAGTCGAGGTGACTAGGCAAAGGGTATCGACGGGGTCGGCCAGATAGAAGAGCGTCGCCATGATAGCCATAGATAATGACTTCCCAGAGGACGAGCCTCCACCCATGATGACCACATCATATTTGCACGCGGTTTCAATCATCCGTTCAACCCACGGCGTCCAGATAATAGGAGTAGGACTGCCCTTGTAATTCCACAGGAGATTGATGGCGTTCTTAGCGTGTCCATACCTGCCCAGCCCTCCCTTCTCTTCGGGCCATGCGTATTTGAAGCACCAGAGTTCGATGTCAAGCTCTGATACTCCGTACTCCCATTGTCGTCCGTAGCGGGTAAAGTGTCGTGCCATGTTATATCCTTTCTATATCCCAGTTGTCGAGGGTCAGTGTGTGGTCGTCGTTCAGTTCCCGGTACGCGTACAATAGAATGAGAAGAGCGTCAGCGTTCTGCAATGTCACCTTCGCGCCGGGGAAGTTCTCCATCGCGATGCGTTTCAGGTTGTTCTTCCACTTGGTCCGGTCCCTTGCGGTTAGTCCCGTATCATACGCGCCCATAGCCCGCATCCATACGATTGGGGAAACCTTTGTGACAGTGTACCCTGCCGCCGCGGCATAGCCAAGGACCTTCCCGGTTGCCTCTCCCAATACGCCACTACTTCTCGGATTGGATACCTTGCCGCCTCCGCTCATGGCATAGCTCATCTTCTCAATGTACATGATACGATGACGGCTGCGTGGCAGTTTGTTCAATATGATTTCCAGTTCCCTTTCGTCTTCTGGCATGTGCTTTATCCAGATTTTCTTGCTCCGGGTGTCCGCGAGTACAAGGGCACCGTGGGTTCCGGGGTCACAACCAATAATCTGCATGACAGACTATACTGGATAAATCCCTACTAGTCAAGCCGGAAAATAAGACGGCCACCCCGGTATGGGATGGCCGAATGGAACGTGCCCCTTTTTTACCCGCAATGCGGTGCTACGGGATAAACCCGTCAGGGCCGGGAGGGGGTTACTTAGTCACCGCGGAAAGGAGGCCCATCTCTTGGATGGCTTCAACCTGTCCTTCCACCGGGTGCGGCTTGAACTTGAGGAACGCTTTGGCGTAGCTGTTCTTCCCGTCGCGGGAGACGGCGCGTTGTGCACCAATCTGCACACGGAAGGGCAGGGAGCCGAGCTTACTACCTTTCAACATCATGAACTGAATGAAGGGAGCACCAACGCCCGTGTACTGGTTACCTTCCGGGGTGTATCGTGCCAGCGTCCACTGGTCGCCCATGAAGTCAATAGTGAAGAGAGCGTCAAGGTCATCCTCGGTGGTACTTGCGTCCTTAATACCCTGCGGCTTCTTAACCAGTAGCCACATGGCAAGGGCACGGTTGACTTGCGACTTGTCGAATCCTTCTGCTTCATACTCTTCCTTCGTATTCCACGTCTTAGCGTAAACGCCGGGCTGACGTTCGTTGTACGGGATGTGTTCGCGGAAGAACTTACGAGCCTTCAATATGATACATTCAAGAGGATTATTGCGCTCGGCAACGACCAGACCGTTGAGAAGGAACGCGCCCAAACTGCCAATCGGTTTTTCCAATTTGGCTTCATCACAAGAGGCTTGCCACAGTTTGAGGTAGGGAATCTGGATGTCCGAAACGTCGGTCTCGCCCTCGAAGGAGTGGTATTCCGTAGCGGTTGCGAGTTGATTGGGTTCGGGAGTTCCCAGTTCCAATGCGTCAGCTTTGGGTTCGGTATTTTTTGTAGCCATAGTATTCTTTGTATTCGTGGTTTGTGTTTGCGAGCTTCTTTACTCGGTGAATCACTCGCGGCAATTTCCGAAACAGAACATATCACAAGTCCGTGAAATGTCAAGAACTTTATTTGATTTTGAGCAAAGCCATCGCGCTCGTCACTTCTTTCACTACTCCAAGTTCTTGAAGCTCTTCGAGTAAGGATTCCTTGGCCTCCTTCATCTCGGCACGGGTGGCTCCTTCAACTTTGTTTTTATCTACCACCATGTCAAGAAGCTTCGACACAGGGAGGCGGGAGATGCTGTCCAGAATTTCCTCTGGGGAAATGTACTGCTCGACGTAGGCACGGAAGGCATCATTATCCACCTTCACGGTATTACCTCGCCGTGCATACTTCCAGCCGGGGACATCGACGCCACAAGCGAAGAGGGTCTTGGCATAGTCCTTATGCACCTTGTTGGCCTCCGCGATAATGTTCGCAAAGGAAAGAAGGGAGCCAAGGGTTTCCGGGTTGTCCATCGCCGTACCGACGTTATCAATCATCCCTTCGGCTAGGTCCTTGTCCTTCAACACTTTGAGCGAGAAGTTACGGGCCATGCTAGTCACCTTCTTGCACTGGGCAAGACGGGAACAGTAGGGGCAGACGTGCGGAGAGGAGGAGTAGGCATAGGGATTCTCGGCGTCACGGCAATGGCGGGCAATGACTGCGCCCATGCTTTCCCTCGCGGTAGCTTCATCCATAGGGACGACAGACATATCCGTGGTGAACTTCGGACCCTTACCATCACGGTAGAACGCCGCAATCTTCATGCTTTCGGTCTGGCTGGGTTGTACCACCGCAAGGATAATACGCTTACATTCAGGGCGTTCTGCCATTTCCAGCAAACCGTAGTAAATGAACTGGGTATTCTCGGCAGGGTCGGATACGGGGACCATCCCCATTTTGTAGTCGATAATCATGGAAGTATCACCATGCCGGACAAGAACGTCAGCCGTTCCGGTTTGTGCTTCATCGTCTGGGTTGAAGACGATTCCTTCAAACTTATGTTCCGGGAGTACTTCTACCTTGTCCGTTTGTACCTCGGTTGCGAAGATGGACATGAGCCTATCCACCATGTTGGATGCCGCAGTGTAGAGGATGTGTTCATGCTTGGTAAGAAGGGATTCTGGGTTCTTGGTTTCGAGGGCCGCGTGAACACGGGTCCCAATGGCCGCCGGGGAGAAGTCATCCTCTTCTTCCTCTTTAGTCACGGGGCGAGGTACATATCCGGGACAGGTAGCGAGCAATGCCATCTTACTCGGACTATACTTGCTGTGAGTGTTGGTTTCGTTATTAGCCATTTGATGTTAATGCGTTAAGACAAATTTCTTTTGTGTTGAGTGCTTGAATAATTCTTTCTTCCACCGTACCGGAGGCGGTCACGATGTATTGCAATGTGTGTGACTTTGCACCGAGGCGGGCGATACGTCCTTGTGCCTGTAGCAAATTGACGATTGCGTAGTCCGGCGAGATGAGTGCGGCGCGGGGGTGGCCACCCTCCGTATCGTGAAGCGATACCCCAGTTCCTCCTGCACTAATCTGCACGAGAGCGAGAGGAACTTCATTCCGTTGGAACTTGTCCACCTCTTCCTGTCGGTTCTTCCCAGTCACCGCTCCACTAATCTCGGCATAAGCGATTGTCTTACCCGATTTATTGTTAATGAGTTCCGAGAGTGTGGAAAGACTGTCGAGGAAAGACACGAAGATGGCGACGCTATATCCGCTGTCCAGAAGTTCAACTGCCTTCTCTGCCATCGTGGGGAGCTTAGCCAATTCAGATTGCTGGCGAAGCCGAAGGAGTTCAACGATAGCAGGAAGTTCGATTCCCTTCTCGTTAGCCCGTTCGATGGACTGGTCCCATGATTTGTCCAGCTTGTCAAGTGCTTTCTGCAACTGTTTAATCTCTCTCATACCTTTCATGTCTACGTCCACGGACAGATATTCGATTCTATTCTCCGGGAAGAATGTGTCAAGTCTATCCTTGTCAATCTCTGTCATAACCCCAGCAGTGAAGAGCTTTTGTTTCAGGCTCTCCATCATGGCGAGGTTACGTGGGTTGAGCTTAAACTCGATGCCCCCCCAGAAGCTATCGGTGCATCCGTGCATGCGTGCCCAGAGCCAGAACCCACGCCGAGGGTCTTGAATCCACTTGGCATACGTTGCGGGAACGCTCATGTCAAGAGGGGAGACGAAGGGAGTGGCAGAGAGCATAATCGTCGGAAGTCCTTGATGGGCCGCAGTTAATGCCATGATGTTACTCTGACTGCCATAGGTCTTGGCTTTGTGGCTTTCATCAAGGACCAGCAAGGAATCGTCGGGAAGGGTCCAAGCCCCGAAGACTGTCCGGGACTTGGGAACCTTGGTGGGGCGTTTGTAGTAGGAGGTACTCCCCCGGCGCACCTTCTCCCATGAGAGGACATCCACCGCGTCCGCTCCTTGCTGTTCAATCGCTCGCTTCCATTGGGTCACTACGATGGCAGGGCAGACGACGAGGAGCCTCTTGCCCATAGCCTTCGCGGTTTCGATAGTAACCAATGTCTTCCCCGTACCCGTGCAGGATTTATTTATCACATAGCCGTGCCGGGTAATTGCATCCACCATATCATGGATGCAATCCTCTTGGGGCGGGAATGGAGTAAGCGCGTTCATTATTTTCTGTACTTGTCCATGATTTCAGGTTCGGCAAGGAGCGGAAGGGAAGAAGCCCACTGCGGAGTTTCTTCCATTATCTGTTCGATGCGCTGGGCGTATTCCTCGGCATGGTCGGCCGGGACCATCACTACGGCTTCGTCATGCACGAGAAGGATAGGTTGCGCACCCTCTAATTCCTTGCACAGGCGGTTGAACGTGCGGACCATGAGGTCACGTGCGATTGACTGGATGTTATTGTTGCTAAGGAGGTTAGTATTGACGATGGAGGACTTGTATCCGAAATCGACGCAGGTTGCGAAATAGGGACGACGACCGTCCTTCGGCTGAATGAGTTTCTTGTAACAGTTACGATAATAGAGCTTCCGGCCAGAGGGAAGGGAGAGCGCGAAGCTATGGGAGGGGGTACGATAGCCGCGAGCCGCTAATGCGTCCAACTCTCTCCACCATGCCACCACTTCCGGGCTACGACTGCGGTACATGTCCACAATCGCTTGGCACTGGTCCCTGTCCATTCCGGGGTTCGAGCGTTGAATAGCCTTCCATCCAGCACTAAAGCCGCAAGCAAGTACCCCCGCCTTCACATGCTGACGAAGGTCCGCTTGCCCCGGAGTTTCCTTGCAGTACTGTTTGAAGTCCTTGACATCCGCGGGGATGAGGCCCCAACCTTTCGCGTTAGCGGCATAGATGTCCTTCTCACCAGCACGGAGGGTATCAAGAATTTTCTCCTGCCCGCAGAGCCAAGCGGTCAGACGTGCTTCAATCCCGGCCCAGTCACATACCACGAGCTTATACCCTTCGGGTGCTTGAATGGCGTTGCGCTGGTTAAAGCCCAGAACGTCTTCACGGTTAAGCTGTTGCAGGTTAAGCTTGTCGCCCCCGGCAGTCCAACGACCCGTACTTGCGCCACAGTAGGTCAGCGTATAGGGGAGACGTTCTATCCCTTCATGGTCAGTATAGACGCGGGAAAGCATACGCTCGGTAATGCTAATCATGCGGTTCACGCTCCTGTACTTCCCGATAAGAGTTACCCACGGAACGAGGTGGCCATACTCTTCCAGCCAGTCCGTAAAATCTTCGCTGGACTTGCTGGTGGTTGTGGGGGGCGGGATGTTCAGTTCCTCGCACGCTCTACGTAGTTGGGGAATGGAGAGTTTCTTTTCAAGCGGGATAGCTTCCTTGTATTCCTCCTGCGCCTGATGGAGTTTCTCCAATCCGTCAAGAAGATACTGACGGGAAGTCGGAACTCCGCGCCATCCCATGATGCAGGTATTGAGCCAGCATTCCCGTTCATCTTCCGGCCAGAAGTTCTTCATCTTGTCCCACACGGCGAGACAGTAGTAACTATCGCCCGCCACGTATTCCTTCATGTCGTCTGGGATGACTTCCATCTTGCGGAAATCAACGCCTTCGGCCTTGGCTCGGACCTCCTTGCTAATCTCTACGCCCCAAAGCTTTGCGACAATCTTGTCAAGAGAGCCATAGATGGCGAGATAGTTGGAAGCGGCACGGGAACAGAGCCACTCCTTGAAGGGCGGCTGGAAGCTTGGCGTGCACGGGATGCCCTTGGCCCCCGGCGCGTGAAGTGCGAAGAGGTAAACGGCATAGTCGAAGCTGGCGTTAAACGCGACGAGGGTTTTGTCCTTCGTAGTTTTCTCCCAATCAAAATCCTTCGGATGTCCTACCCAGCAGTACTTCCCGTCATAGACGGACATGATGTATGCGTCAAACCGTGGGTCCCTGCAATAGGAATGCGGGTCCATGCACTTGAGGGAGTAGTTGCCCTCGTAGTATGTCTCGAAGTCAACGGCAAGAGTATCGCCTGTGAGTTTGGTCTGGTCGTCTGTAATCTCCATTTCATACCCCGGAATGCGAGGCAGTGAAAATGATATAGGGGGGTGGTCTAATTCTTCGTGCATTAGTGTTTGGGTGTATTTAGCTGTTCTTTTGCTTGCGCGTAGTATTCTTGTGGGGTGCTCATAGGAATTCCGGCGGCTCTGTCCTTCTTGTACAGTTTCACGGCACGGTTCATGCGGTTCACGACTTCCCGGCATTTTTCGTTTGCGAGGAATATCCCATCCTCAAAGGAGAAACCTTCGTCCCGTCCGGTCGCCGCGACGAGGCGCAATGCGAGAATGGCGATGTCGGTTGCCTCCTTTACGCGGTCCTCCGCGTCAGCTTCCCGGTATTCTTCAATCTCCCACAGAAGATGGCGCAGGAGGTCAGCGGCTGATTCCTCTAATCCCATATAGGAGAAGTGGGAATCAACAGTTTGGGCGGCGATTGCAATTTCGTTGTACATAGTTTAGCGTGATATAATTATGAAGAAGAGAGTGACCAATGTTGCGGAGAGGCCGAAGATATTGATGTTCATGTCCCGGTTACTCCGTTTCAATAGATGCGTGATGGTGATGTAGATGAAGGACCACACCCACAGAACGATGAGGACGAGAATGAGCGAGAAGATGAGGGAGGCCAGTAGGGGCATACCATTGACCAGAAAGCCCATAGATAGGGAGAGGTAATAGATGCCCATGTAGGGGGATAACTCTGCTAGGTCTTTCATGATTTAGCTCTTCATCGAATAGAGGCAGAGTACAGGGACTAAGTAGAAACCAGCGGCGGCGACCGCCCCGAAAAAGAAAGAATCCTTCTTCGGAATGGAGTTCACCGTAACAACAAAGAGAATTTGAAGAACGTGACTGCCGAGTACCGCTAAGAAGCACGTCATCCACGAATATTCAGGAGAATACCCTTTAACCACTAGGGTAAGGACAAAGGGTATGAATGAGAGAACCGGAAGCATCCTCTCCAACGTGTCCTCGAGGTTATCCCTAATCTTTGAGAGTATGTTGTATCTTCCAATGTCATAAGTCTTTTGGGCATAAGAGGTTAGATTTAGTATTCACCTTCTTCTTCCTGCAGGTCGATAATCCAGTCAAGACTGTCGATGCACTTGTTCAGCTGGTCACGCTTCTGGCTAAGCTCAAAGCGTTCGCGGAGGTTCTGGTTCTGCGCCTTCAAGTTGGCGAGACGTTCATTGGACGGGCGGCCCAGCTTCTTGCCATTCTTGCTATAGCCGGGGCGAGGGGAATCCGCAACCGTGGTAACGTGCGTATTCTTCATCAAGTTGCCAAGACCATCAAGGAGATTGATTAGCTTGACAATGCGGTTGTGGTTATTGCGAAGGGACTTCAATTCCGCTTCGGCTTTTTCCACCTGTGAGCGAAGCTCGGATTCAAGAGCTTTCAACTCGGTAATCATGTTGTCGTCGGTCGTAGTCATGTTTATTGCTGGTTTGCTTTTATTATTCTATGGGATTAGCGGAACGGGATTGGCCCCGCCCCGGAATCCCGGTGACGAGGCCAATGTATCATAGCTTAGATTTTTGTCAAGAAGTTTTTGGAAGAAATTTTACATGACTTCCGCAAGTACCTTAATGTGTTCATATTGTGAATACACCCGCGCCTTCGTTTCTGCGCTTGCTTCCTTCAACCAAATGTCGATTGGCAAGAAGAAGAAACGCTTCGTGCGCTTAGGGTCATCGGGGCGTTTGACGTTTTGACGATTTACTGAATCCTTACCATAGGACGCAATGAGGTCTCGTTTGAAGTTGTCGTCTGCCCAGTTCTCCACCTTCTCCATGTCTCCGAAGTTCTTACGGACATAGGCGAGGATATTGCGCATGGAGGTAAAGTCGCCCGGTATCTTTTTGGAGAGCTTCGCGCCCTTCGTGTCCGTATCATTGAGAGCCACGGGGACGAGGTACTTCGTCAGGTCAGTATCATTGCCTCGGCGACTGGCATACTGTTCCGCGAGGAATGCACCAACTTTTTCCAGATTAGCCCAACGGTATTCGCCATCTTCATGGGCGTCTACCATGTATTTAATCTGTGCCCAAAGTTGCTGGTTGTCCAGTTCGAAGAGCTTCTCCACCGCCCAGCTATTGGCACTAAACCCCGCAGGGATTTCTTCCTCCGGCGTGGTGCGTGGACTTAGGATTACTGGATAGTAACGGCGAGTACCTGTGGTATCTCTCAATACCTCTTCTTGGTTCGTACTCCCAATGATACTTGCGCAGTACTCATAGGTTCCCGTAGACTGGGCGAAAGCAACACGGCAACTTTCAGATTCCCCGGTAATGATTCGCTTCAACTTGCTCTCCTTCGCCTTGTTAGCGACTTCTTCATCAATCTCGTCCAAGATGATAGCAGAGTGCCGGGCCATCTGGACAACGCTATCCGCACTATTCAATCCTTCGATGGAGCTAGCCACGTCATTACGGACCCCACGGAACAACCAGTCCGTGGCTTTCGTTTTACCCAGCCCCTGTGCACCAGTGAGCATGGGGATGTAGTTCTGCGGGAAGCTGGTCTGGGATTCCGTATGGGTGAGGAAGCAGAGACGACGGGTCACGCGCTTCCACAGGGTGATGAGCCATGTCGTGAGCACCATGTCCCGGTACTTGTCCGGGGTCCAGCCTTCGGGCATGTCTACATTCTGATTCATTGGAAGGAAGTCCAAGAACGCACGCAAACGGTCCTGCCCGTCCCAAGGACGGGAGCTGACGAACGTAGCCAGCGGGTGGTAGTAATTGGCCTGTGCAATACTCGACAAGGCTTCGCGAAGGCGTTGAATAGGAATCGCCTGACCGGGAACAATCAACTGCCAGAAGCTTGAAATCTTGCTCAATATAGTATTGCTCGTCTCGTACCACCTACTGTTCTTAAAGTCCAAGAGCAGGAGTTCGTTCGTGTTCATTCGACGGAAGGCACGGAGATTTAGGCCATGATGGAGAAGATACTTGATGTTCTCGTCCGTCAGGATGGGGATGCTCTTGCCCGCCTTGTTCTTTCGGACATAGGGGAACTTGAGAGAGCAGAGCTTCAACGCGCTGACCTCCGGGAGAGGGGTGTTCGTATTTACCGGAGCAATTCCCTGCATGAAGCACTTCATCAGGAGAGGGTCCTGACACCACGGCTCAACCCCTGCTTTCTTCTCGGCTTCCCCCTCCAACTCCGTCAAGTACATGTCGAAGAGCCATTGCACCGACGTAATCTCCGGGTTCGCGCCATTGCAACTGGCATGGAAGCAGTGGAAGTAGGACTGCCGGGGGTACTGGGGATTGGGATAGAAGCGAAGGTCCGTGTTCTGACTATTGCCCGACTTGCCTCCCTTGCACTGCGGGCACTCGCCATAGAGGCAACCGTCTCCCTTAATATAGTCCATGCGGGAGAGACCTTCGGCGGTATCGTAATACTCGTTCACCTTCAACCACGCAATGAAGTCCTCGAATATCTTGGGGCGAGGCGCACCGGGAGCGACGGATGGGAGTTCGTAACTGACCGCCCGGTTCTTGTCGTATTGGAGGTAATCCGCTTTCGCCTTCTCCATATCGGGTACATGGAATCGAGGGGTTCCGGGGGTTCCGGGGATGAAAGTGTCCAGATAGAAGAACTGCATCCGCGCAGGGTCAGTACAGGCCATGTCGAGAACAAATCCGGTTCCCTCGTGGATGTACTGCGCGAGGGAATGATATACTGCTTTGTGGAGATAGATGCGTTCATTTGCCAATCGCTTCACGTCCAGTTCTTCATTTCCCTCATCCTCCACCACCTGCGGGTTCTGGTTCAGGTATTGGAGCGTAGAGTTGGAGATTTGGAAGAACGCCTTAATCCCCTGATTGGGGCTGACATACGCGAAGAGGAATCCATCCAGCCGGGGGAGTTTCTCCTGCGCTGTAGCGAGAAGGGTTTCCGCGGTATGTTTCTTGTTCTCCTTGAGGTCCACGTCAATGCCAAAGATACCCGTATGCCGCCACGACGTGCCCTCCACGCTGACGAGGCTACGGTTGGTATAGTACCTTGCACCCTTGCTGTCGAGGGCGTAGTCATACAATCCGGGCTTGCTTAGGAACTGGACAGAAGGAACGAGGGCAGGAAGCGCGGGCTTAATATCCTTAGCTTCTACACCATGCTTGCGCCAGTTGGTGAGGATGGTCTTATATACGGGAGGCATGGAGAGCGAGTTCTCGTCCAGCTTCCCCTGCATCACCTTAAAGAGTTGTACCTGATAGTAGTACTGCATCAGTTCCCGATTCTCAATCGGCATGTCCATGAGAAGGCGAAGGACCTCCGGCAGGGCAATAGCGACGGCATGGTTGCAACTACCCCCGGTGGGGAGCTTCTTCATACCTTCGGCCAGTTGCAACTGGGAGATGCGGGGTGCGGTAAAGGTCAGTTCAAGTTTCTGAACTGTTTCATCGTTGAGAAGTGCTGTGGTCATTCGAGGTAAGAGATTAGATTTCCATGATGCGGGTAGCGTATAGGCCATACATGACTGCGCCGAGGTGGGTGAGAGCATAGGTACGCGTCTCTTCATCATACTCGGCAAAACCTTCGGACGTCAGCTCGGAGAGCGCATTCTCTACGCTACGCTCACCGCCGGGGAGCTGAAGGATGCGAACAAGGTCGGACTTCGTTATGCGCGAGACACCCATGAAGTCACCAAGGAGGCTAAGGATAATGAAGCTGTGTTTATATTGGAACCCCGGAGCCGGGTTGGGGTTGAGAGTGAAAGGAGACCCCAATTCCGTATCCGGCAACTTCGTTCTCCAATAGCTGGCATTAGGCACATGCTCATAGTGGTTAAGAACATAATCATAGACTATCCGGCCAAAGTCAATGCCCACTTGGGAGAGACAGTAGCGAGGCTCACGGCCATAGGGGCAGGACGTGAGGAACATGGCACTGAACCAGCGGAAGTCGAAATCCAGATTACCCTCCGGTCCTTTCGCCCGCTGTGTGATGTATTCCTCGGTTACAGGTGCACCGTTAAGGAGCACGAGGGCGATGAGTACGTTAAGGGATTCGGGCAGTTCGGGAGTTATTTTCGTCGCCGTGTCGGTGGTCTCGAATTGTTCCATCGAGGTCATAGGGCCGTACAAGGTGTCTCGATGGAAGGGAATGTCCTCCGCTATTGGATTGAGGTAGCCCGTATCTTTCACCCTGTTCAATCGCTCAAAGAGTGCCCGGTGCTGATAGGAGACCTCTCCCAACGTCCTCCGCTTCGCGGGGTGCTTCTTTTTGGGGACGAGTAGTCCGTGAATGAGCAGTTCCTGCAAGTAGACGGGAGCAAGTACCTTCGGGCTGGCATAACTTTCTCCCATGTTGTAGAGGACTTCGTTCAGGAGGAAGAGGTGGAATGCTCCTCTCTTCTGCATGTCATTGGTATAATTTATTTGCATGTTCGTTTTGGTTTGTGATAATAATGGCCGCCACACGGGGCGAGCACACAGTAGGACAGGGGCGAAGGATTGTCAAGTAAAAATTTGCAATCTTCTTGTAGGTCCCCAGAAAGAACGGAGAGCTTTGCGGTTTTGGCTGGACCCCCCGGACAAGTACCGGGACATGGTTGTCCGGGAGATTTCCGTGCTCCGTGCCACGGAACCCACGGTAGCTGGGGGAGAACGTATGCTAAGGAGTTGAGGGCAAATGAGTTATGAAATGAGACATGGAGTTTCACTGCTGTTGTCTCACTCGAAACTCGTTGAAACTGAATGAGTAATAGAACGGGTTCCGTGGGTTCCGTGGGTTCCGGGGAGACAGACGGTTGTCTCATCATAAGTCATTGATTTTCAACAGGTCTACTGTCCTTTTTTTAAAATGAGACATGAGACAATATAAATAAATTATAATATA